GCAATTATACGAAGGTAAGTACCAAGTAGCTCTGCAAGATTTTGCACAAGAGCAAATGGGTCGCAAACGTAGGGATGAGTATCAAAATGGTGTGTTACGCATTCCGATGAAATCGTTATCACCATAAGGGAGTAATTAAAATGGCAATAAACCAAGCAGTTTGTGCAACATTTAAACAGGAGTTGTTAAACGGCGATCATGATATAACTAACGATACAGTTAATCTCGCTCTTTTTACAGATTCTGCCACATTGAACGCAAACACAACAGCCTATGCTGCAACCAACGAAGTTGGTGCATCAGGCACATACGCAGCAGGCGGTGCAACATTACAGAGTGCTACTGTCGGCTTAACCAAAACTAGTGATACCGCATCTACAGCTTTTGTAGATTTTGCTGATCTATCATTTACAAGTGCAACAATCTCAGCTCAAGCAGCTTTGATTTATAATAGATCATCAACAGCTACAAATGCAGCAATTGCAGTATTAGATTTTGGCGGTGTAAAAACATCAACAAACGGAACATTTACAATTCAGTTTCCAACCAACGACGCATCAAGTGCTATTCTAAGGATTTCCTAATCCATATAGGGAGTCCTTACCATGGCAGACGCTTGGGGTGAAAATAATTGGGGCGAAGGCTTTTGGGGCCAACAAAGCTCCATAACAGTTTCTGTCACTGGTGTAGCAAGTTCATTTACATTAGAAGATGTAGGTAGAACTGGTACTGCACTTATTAACCCCACAGGTGTGGAAGCATCCACAATAACTGGCACTGCAATCGGTGAAGCAGAGGGTATCTACGCTCTAACAGGCGAACAATCCACAACAACATTAGGCACCATCAGTATTTCTGAAGGCCATGGAGTACAACCCACAGGGGTTGAAATGGTTTTTGCTGATGGAACAGAAACTATTATCACAACAGTCGATGCAGGTTGGGGTAGAAATGACTGGGGATCATTCGCTTGGAATGAAAACATAACGCAAAATGTTTCTGTTACAGGTCAAGAAATATCCTTTGATCAGTCCAGTGTAAGTATTTTTGTAGGTACAGGTAATGAAGCAATTGGAACTACTAATTTATTATCCACAGATTTAGGTAGTTTTAGTTTTGTTACAGATCAAATACTTTCTGTAACAGGATTAAATATTACATCAACAGCAGCTCTAGCTACAATTATAGCTGATGGAAGCGTTACTACATCCGCTCCTCCAGATCTTATGGATACCGCTCTTGGTTCGGTAGAAATTGACATCTTTACTCAGGTAGATGCAACATCTTTAGTATCAACATTTGAAACAGGGACTTTAGTAGCTCCTGCAGCAGCTCTTCCAACAGGGCAACAAATATCTACTAATATTGGAGATGTTGTTATTCCAATTACTGTGGCTGGTCTTTCAATGGCATTTACAGATGGAACTGCTACTCCAACTGCAGGAGCAACAGTGTTGCCAACAGGGGTTGAAATGTTAGCTAGTGTTGGTAATATAAGATCAACGCCATGGGCAAATGTTGTAACAGGTGCGAGTAACACATGGACTTCAGTGGCGGCATAGGTTTATGAAATTGAATTTTTTTAAATATAGGTATATAAATTAATCATGGCATCCACATACTCAGATAGATTAAAATTAGAATTAATGGCAACAGGTGCAAATGCCAATGTTTGGGGAACTAACACAAATAATAACTTAAATGTAGTTGACAGCTTTGGAGCAGGATATTTATCAAAAAGTGTAGCAGGTAGTGCGGATGTTACTTTAACAACAGCCGACGCTGATCCAAGTGCGGAGGCATCAAACAAAATTATTGAATTCACAGGAACATTAACTGGAGACATCAAAGTTTTTGTTCCCGCAGTGGAAAATAATTATATTTTTTTTAACAACACAGCAGGCTCTTTTACATTAACTGTAGCTCCAACCGGGCATACGTCTAACGGTGTAGCTATTGTACAAGGTGCTCACACAATGCAGTATTGCACAGGAGATACTGTAGTAGATCTTTTTGCAAATTCATTAGGAAAAGTAAGTGTAAAAAATTTAGTTAACGTTGCTAACACTGTAAAAATTCAAGCTAATGGTGAATTAACAGCAACAAGCTTTACAGGCAATGGTGCAGGTTTAGACGGAGTATCGACTCTTGACCAAGGAACACAAATGGTTTTTTTAGAATCAAGTGCTCCGACAGGTTGGACACAAAACACTGATGCTTCTTTAGCTAATTCTACTTTAAGAGTAGTCACAGGATCAGCAGGCACAGGAGGATCTACCGAATTTGCTTCTTGTTTTGATTCCGCTAAGACAACTACGGCAGGTGACATCACATTAGATACTGCAGCAACCACTGTTGTTACTGACACTATTGTTGTTGGAAACACTACCTTAGGAACTCCAACAATAGCATCACATAATCATACTGTTAGTACCTCTGCCACAATATCTCCTTATGGTGGTCCTGGTGGCGGCGGTTGTGTTACACTAGGTACTACCGGAAGTGGTGGTGGCGGTGGAAGTCATAATCACCCTGCTGCTTTCTCTGCTTCTATTAGTGGAAGTGTGAACACTCCTACTAGTTATGCAGTACCCAACATGGATATAAAACATGCAAACACTATAGTTTGCAGTAAGGATTAAAATGGCAAGCACTTATTCAGATAGACTCAAACTTGAATTGATGGCTACAGGAGCCAACACAAACACTTGGGGAAATAATACTAATACAAATTTACAAACAGTTGATTCTTTCAATGCTGGGTATCTAGCAAAAAGCGTAGCTGGATCTGCAAATGTAACTCTTACAAGTAACAATGCTGATCCTAACGCAGAAGCTTCGAATAAAGTTATTGAATTTACAGGAGCATTGACAGGAGATATTACTGTTTTTATTCCTGCTGTAGAAAACAATTACATATTTTTTAATAATACTTCAGGTTCTTTTACTTTAACCGTTGCACCTACGGGACATGGTTCTAATGGATCTTTAATATCTCAAGGTTCTCATACAGTCCAATATTGTACTGGAGATACAGTGGTGGATTTGTTTGCAAATTCTTTAGGCACTGTTCGTGTAATTAATCAATTAAGAATAGGAGATGATATTCAATTAAATTCAAATGGTGTTGTTGCAGCTACAACATACAAAGGTAATGGTGCAGGAATTTCGGGTGTTGATGAATTCCCTGCTGGAACAAAAGCCCTGTTTGTTCAAACAGATGCTCCTACAGGTTTTACAAAAGACACAACTGCATCTTTAAATAATTCAACTCTAAGAGTTGTCAACGGTTCTGGTGGAGGCACTGGCGGAGCACAAGATTTTACGACAACCTTTGCTGCTAAAGATGCTACAGGAACTCTTGCTGTCGATATGTCTCCGTTGCCTCAATCTCCCGTGAGTGGAACTTCTGGCGGAACAACTATTTCTACACCTACTCTTGGTGGTCACACTCACCAATATTATCATTCTAGATTTGCGGGATCCACAGGAGGTAATAGAAACTATGGACAATCGTTTGTCACTGAACCAGGAAGTCGTAACGTAAACAATACAGGTGGCGGTGGATCTCACTCACACCCAATTTCAGGAGGAGCAACATACTCTGGTTCAATACCTATATCTGTATCTCAAAGTGTTCCAAATATAGAATTGAAATATGTAGACAATATTATAGCATCAAAGGATTAAAAAATGACAAGCACTTATTCAGATAGATATAAATTAGAACTTCAAGAAACAGGAGCCAATGCAAATACATGGGGGAATAACACCAACACAAATTTAGAAACAATTGATGCTTTCACTGCTGGTTATTTATCTAAAGATGTCGCTGGTTCTGCTAATGTAACTTTGTCCACAAATAATGCTGATCCAAATGCTGAAGCATCTAACAAAGTCATAGAGTTTACAGGCGCTCTAACAGGAGATATTACTGTTTTTGTTCCTGCCGTAGAGTCCAACTACATATTCTTTAATAATACATCAGGATCACAATCTTTGACTGTAGCGCCTACGGGCCACGGATCAAATGGAGTAACTGTTGTACAGGGAGCACACACAATAATGTATAATAAAGGGGATGCAATGGTCGATCTTTTTGCTAATTCTCTTGGAACTTTTAGTGTTAAAGAATCTTTGACTGTTAATGGAACAGTTATATCTTCTAACGGAACCGTTAACGCAACAACTTATTCAGGCAATGGAGCTAACTTGACAGGTGTTTCATCTATTCCTTCAGGATCAACGGCTCTTTTTTATCAAGGAACCGCACCAACAGGTTGGACACAAAATACAGCGGCTACCATAAACGATTGTTGTTTAAGAGTTGTAACAGGATCAGGTGGAGGCGTAGGTGGTGCTGATGGATTTACAACGACTCTTGCTTCAAGTAAAACAACAGAAGCAAAAACAGTTCCTTTTGCGGTAAGTAGTTCAGGAACAGTAAGTGGTTCTACAGGTGACACTTCTTTGGGTTCTCCAACAATAGCATCACACACTCACCCCTCAAGTGCATCTGGTGCAGTACCTAGAGGTACTTTCACTAATTATAGATATCAAACCCCAGCTAATAATTACTATGTTCCGTTTTATGATAATCAACCTGCTAGAAATTCTGGCGGTACAGGAGGCAGTGGTGCACACAGCCACCCTTTTAGTGGTTCTCCAATAACAGCTAGTGGTTCAGTGAGTTCTGACAGCGTCTCCTTGACTGTTCCTACTATGGACGTTAAGTATGAAGATATCATAGCGGCTACTAAAGATTGATTTTAAAAAAATATTTTGTATAGTTTTAATTAGAAATGCCTATTTTTGATCCAGACGGTAAGTGTCCTCTTTTAAATAAAAAATGCATAAAACACCAGTGTATTTGGTATAATATGCTTCAAGGTAATAATCCTCAAACAGGAGCACCTGTTCAAGAGTGGGGATGTTCAGTTGCTTGGCTACCTCTTCTTTTGGTTGAAAATAACGGTAAACAAATTCAAACAACAGCTGCTGTAGAATCTTTTAGAAATGAAATGGTTAAAGCCAATATGGTGACTCTTTCAATGTTGCCTAAAATGGCTCAAGAAAAAGAAAATCCTAAACTTAAAGAAGCAGGCAGTGTTTGGGAGGCTATAGGAGATGCTCAAGAAAGTTTGAAAGAAGGTAAAGATGTTCCAGAGGATATCAACTTGCTTTCTAATAAAAAACTTGATAAAAAGAAGAAAGGTAAAACAAAGGTAACAAAAAATGCCAATAACAATAAACAACGTAACCGCAAATAATCAGATAAGCATCATTAATGATGCCGATATTAATAGTTCTAACCCTAACGATGGGCCAGCAAAGTATTCAGGAAATACTGAGGCTGATGTAGTTATTGATGGTAGAGCATATTTAAATATTTCATCAAGTGACATTATTCCTTCAAACGTACATGCGCTACAGTTTTCTCCAGTAACTGACAGTGGAGAATTAGAATATGTGGGCAATGCTCACAATTTAGTTTTGTCTAGTTCAGCTGATATTCCTTCTTGGGCTAATACAATGATAACTAGATGGAACGGAGAAAAGACTTATGAGGATACTTATAACTCTGTTTTAAGTGACTTAGTGGCTAATCTTGATGCAACTTCAGAAACATATGCGGCTGACTACGAATCAGCAGAATCAAATGCATCAGCCCAAGCAACAACAGCAAAGAATAATATTTTAAGTGCATAACTTTAGTCTTTCTGACTTCATAAGAACTTTTGATGATTTTGGCAATAAATCATTATTAGACGCTATTGATAATGTTATTTTCAAAAAATCAAATTTTCTTGAAGCTCAAGTAGTTGCAAAAAATGGACAAGGTCTTATTGATCCAGAAGTTCGCAGAGTAAAAACTTTATTTTTTAAAGAAGAAGATATTGGAAATTCAATATCTTCTAGAATTCTATTTAACGAGTTAACAAGAACAGTAAATACTATTTATAACACTTATTGTTCTGCTTTAAGTTTGAAAAAAGAAGAACAAGCTGAATTCGATTATTCTTTTTTAAAATATCAATCCGAAGATAAAGGACATTATGACTGGCATAAAGATTCAGGCAAATTTACTCCTAGAGAATTTACTATAATAGTAGGCTTAAATAATGATTATATGGGCGGGCAGCTTAACGTTATCAATGATAAATATAAATTTAAGTTGAAAAAAAACCAAGCAGTGATGTTTCCTAGTAATCTTTGTTTTCCTCATAAAGTTGAACCTGTTTTAGAAGGTGTAAGGAAGGTGTTAGTAATATGGATAAGATAGAGTATTTTAAAAAAAATAAATATGTCGTAGTAGAAAATTTAATTTCTCCAGACGTTATTAATTTTTTATATAATTACTTTGTATTAAAAGCATGTACAAATAGAGACTTTAATGATTCAGCAGAAATGGACAAATCAATTTATGATGATTTTTTAAAAGGATCTTATGGTGATCTAACAGCAGAAACTCTTTTATCACAACTAGATAAACCTTTATCTAATATAGTGCAAAAAAATCTTTGTCCTACTTACTCTTATAGCAGAGTATACGTGGCAGGAGAAGAATTAAAAATTCACAGTGATAGACCAGCTTGTCAATATTCAGTTACTGTAAACATTGGAGGAGATCCTTGGTCTATTTATTACGGTGTACTTGATCCTAATTCAAAAGACGGTGTCTTATATAATGGACAAAAGGTTAAGATTTTAAATGAACTTACTTTAAAACCAGGAGAAGGGGCTGTCTATATGGGTCAAGAATTATTGCACTGGAGAGATGCTTTTGAAGGAGATCATTGTGTGCAAACATTTTTACATTATGTGGACGAAGATGATGAAAACTATAAAGATCAAAAATATGACGGAAGGCACAATATTGGTTTTTTAAAAAAACCTTAATAAAATATAGAAGATAACAAAATCTTTATGTATAGAATTATAAATAATGTTTTAGAGGAGAATTTGTTTTTAAGTTTTAAAAATGAAATGATGTCCGAAGAAACTTCATGGTTTTATAGAGACACCATGACAGCATATGATAAAAATAATTTTTTTATGCACTGTTTCTATGTAAAAAATGAAATACAATCTAATTTGTATCATTCTTTTATTCCTCATATTTTAGATAGAATTAATTGTGTTTCTCTTGTTATTGCAAGAGCCAATCTAGTTTTAAAAAAAGAAACCGTTTTTAAATCAGCCTATCATGTAGATATGCCCTTTAAGTGTAAAACAGGTATTTTTTATTTAAATAACTGTAATGGGTATACTGAGTTAAAAGACGGAATTATTATTCCAAATCAAGAAAATTCTATAGTGTTGTTCGATTCAAATATAGAGCACAGATCTGTAAGTCAAACAGATACAAATAGAAGAATAGTTGTAAATATAAATTTTTTTGAAAACAATAGGCTTCATTAATGATTACTTACTGTGACGATATTTTTGATAAAAAATATTTAGATGAAATTACAAGTCAATTAATTTTAGCTCCTTGGCATGCACACAATGTTGCAAATAGAAATTCTTGGCCTTATAAAGAAAGAGGCTCACATAGGTTGTTGGGCGATACTTTTTTTCGTAGACTTAGTGAAGATAACATAGAGTATAACTCAAATAGAACTTTATCTAATAGTTTTATAGATGCCTTTAAGGCTATTAATCAAAGATTAAAAAAAGATTTACGGTTAATAGAATGTAGTACAAATTTACAATTTAAAAGTATGGACGGCACCTTTCACGTAGATGGCAGAGATGATGAAGTGGCTCACATATTAATGTTAAGTAATGAAATTGTTGAAAATATTGGTGGTGAATTTATAAATCAGACAATGAACGTAACTGTTCCTTATAAATATGGCAGAGTTGTAACAATAACGGCTAGTGATGTACATAGAGCTAATGCTTTTAATGAACCACATATTGCTAGAATATCAATAAAATGGTTAGGAGAAATTAATGATTAAACCAGAAGAACTAAAAGACAAGAAATTTAAGATATTTTTAGGCATGCCTATGTATGGTGGTATGTTAACAGAAAATACAATGCACGGGTTATTGCAGCTACAGCAGTGGTCAATGGCAAAAGGCGTTGGAATGCGTGTTCAAACAATGGGCAATGAAAGTTTAATTACCAGAGCAAGAAATACTTGTGTTTCTATGATGATGGATCAAACAGATTACATTGCTACACATTTATTATTCATTGATTCTGATATAGGTTTTCAATCTCAAAACATTGAACGTATGCTTGCTTTTGATAAAGATGTTGTATGTGGTATCTATCCAAGAAAACACCTTCACTTAGAGAAAATACCAGGCATTTTAAAAGAAAATCCGAATGCTACTCCTGAGGAACTTGAAGTTAAAAGTCTTGGATATAACCTTAACTTTGATGATCCAAAGAATGTTAAAATGGAAGATGGTTTCTGTAAGGTACAAGAGGCAGCTACAGGGATGATGCTTGTCAAAAGAGAAGTATTTAGGACTATGATGAAGAAATTCCCAGAACGCAAATATACTTCTGATCAAATCATCAATGGTAAATCTTTTAGCTCTGATAACTGCTATGATTTATTTTGTGCAGGAATTTATGAAACAAACGGTACTAGAAGATATTTATCAGAGGACTACTATTTCTCTAGATTATGGCAGGAATGTGGTGGAGATATATGGGCTGATATAGCTATGCCTCTAACACACTTTGGTAATAGAGCTTTCAAGGGTCATGTAGGATCTTTGTTTGCTAAAAAAACAAACTAAACTTTGAAATGTTTATCTAAAAGTATGATTGAACAAGTAATTTATAAAGAATCAATTTTTTACAATGATTACAAAGGTGATGCAGATACCATACAATCACACATAGAACATATTTTAACTTTCGATAAAGGAAGGCAACTTAGTAATGAAGGAGGCTATCAAAGCAACTCTATTACTTTTGGTTTTAGTAATTTAATAAAATTTGCCGTTGATGGTTTTGCAACCATAGGCCTCAAGGCACAATTAAATACTTTTTGGTTAAATATTAATTCAGGTAATGATTTTAATAGAGTTCATATTCATGGTCTTGAAGAGTGGTCAGTAATTTATTACCACAAAGTTTGTTGTGACAAAGCAACTACAAATTTTTCTCATTTAGTTCCTGCAATGATAACTGAAGATTTTAATTTTGTACCAGTAGAAAGACGTATGGTTTTCTTCAGGGGATTAATGCCTCATTCTGTTAGCCCTTGTGGAGGTAAAGATCATCAAAGAATCACACTAGCTTTTAATTTTCAAGCAATAGCTTCTTAAAACTCTATTGAATTACTTTCAATCAATAGTATATTGACGATATGCCCCTAGTTAATTTTAGACCAGCTCCAGGTATCAATAAAGAAGTAACCGACTATACAGGTGAAAATAGATGGACAGACAGTGATAATGTACGCTTTTTTCAAGGATTACCTCAAAAAATAAAAGGTTGGGAAAAGTTCATCATTTCCACCATTGTAGGAGTGGTGCGTGATCAACACGCCTGGGTATCTTTAGACGGCACAAGATTTAATGCAGTAGGCACTGATAGAAAACTTTATGTTATTCAAGAGGGACTAGCTTATGATATTACACCTATTAGAAGAGGACCAACTTCTTTAACTAATCCTTTCACCACGAATGCTACTACTTCTGTCTTGGTGACTGACTCAGGTCACGGATGTATTCAAGGTAGTTTTGTAACGTTTGATTCTTTTTCCGCTATAGACGGATTGAATATGAACAATGAATTTGAAGTCACCTCGATTGTTAATACAAGTGCATATGTAGTTACCCATACAAGCACTGCCTCTGGCTCCACCGCAGGTGGTGGAGGAACAGGTAACGCTAATTATCAAATTAATCCTGGTCCCGAATTTTCTCTTCTTGCTTATGGTTATGGAACAGACGAATGGAGCGCAGGTGGTTGGGGAAGTCCTTCAACAGCATCCAACGTAACTCTTGCTGCTAGACAGTGGTCCTTAGATAATTTTGGAGAGGATCTTATTGCAACTGTTTTAAACGGAGGGACTTTTAAATGGGATACCTCTGTTGGACTCTCTACAAGAGCAGCCGCTATTACAAATGCTCCAACTGCTTCACGATTAAGTTTAATTTCTACTCCTGACCGACATTTATTAATTATGGGGACAGAAAGTGTAGTTGGAGATGTAACAAGTCAAGATGACTTGTTAATAAGATTTTCAGATCAAGAAAATATTACTACATATCAACCCACAGCAGAAAATACTGCAGGCTCATTACGTATTGCTGACGGATCACGAATCGTGGCAGCTGAACGTTCTAGAGGACAGATACTTGTTTGGACTGACACTTCATTGCACTCAATGCAATTTATTGGTCCGCCATTTACTTTTGGTCTTAGACAACTAGGTCAAAACTGTGGGATTATTGGACAACATGCGGGCGTTGATTTAAATGGTGTTTCTTACTGGATGTCTCAAGATTCTTTTTATCTTTTTGATGGTACTGTGAAAAAACTTCCTTGCACCGTAGAACAATTTGTTTTTGATAATATTAATCAGACAGGATCCGAAAATGCTTTTGCAGGGCATAATGGTGAATTTAATGAAATACTTTGGTTTTATGCTAGAGAAGGATCTAATCAAATAAACGCTGTTGTGGCTTATAATTATTTAGAGCAAACTTGGTGGACAGGGACTCTCTCCCGCACAGCTTGGATTGATAGAGAAGTTTATGATAATCCTGTGGGAACAGAATACGATGCCACTATAACAGCCAATAATGAAACAATATTAGGTTTGACTAATGGAGCATCTCAATTGTATCTACACGAAGCTGGTAATGACGCTGATGGCCAAGCAATGACCGCTTTTGTAAAATCTGGATCTGTTGAAATAGGGGAAGGAAATGATATACTTTTTGTACAGAAATTAATACCTGATATACAAAACCAATCAGGTGTTTTAAATATGGATTTAGAATTTAAATACTACCCTAACAACACACAAAGCGTTACCAAAACTACAACATTCAGTGATACTACAGAGTTTGTGAGTTTACGAGGTAGAGGTAGAGAATTCACAGTCAATGTTGTTTCAAACACTGCAGGAACTGCATGGAGATTGGGTACACAACGTTTTGATGTACAGCCTGACGGTAGAAGATAAAGACTTATTAAGGAGAGATAAATTAAACATAGATGGAAATAGAAATAAAAAGACATAACTTTGTCACTTCAATTTACGAAATACCTTCTGAATTTAATAAAAAAACAACAATAGATTTTATAAAAGGTTTTTCTTTTGTGAGCGGGGAAATGCTTACAACATATTTTGATAATCCAGAAATATTAAAAGATGAGAAACTTGTTGATTTAAAAAATCACGTATACAAGTATATCAAAATTTTTACAGAGCATATTATGAAAAAGAAAACATTTGATATGCAGGGATCATGGATTCAAGCTTATAGAAAAAATGATTTTCATGAAACGCATGTTCATAACTGTGGAGTGAATGACTATTCTTTAATTTTCTATATACAGTGCACTAAAGATTCTTCTGAAACTGTTTTTATGGCTCCAGGTTTTCCTTATATTCCAACAAAAGGAATTCCAGTAGACGCAGAAGAATCAAAATTTGTTATTTTTTCTGGGTCTTTACCACACTATGTAGGTCCTAATCAAGATGAGGAAAGAATAGTACTTTCTTGCAATTTTAGTATACAATAGAAATATGGCAAAACTAACACTACAAAGATTTCCTGATCCAAGACCTGAGTATGATGCTCAACAGGCGGCTGAATTGATCAGACAATTAGAAGAACTAATACAACAATTAAATACTCAGTACACAGAAGATACTTTAGAAGAATCATTTCGAAGAGCAGTATACTTTGCAACAGGAGGCACAACGACTGACTAATGGCTGATAGATTTAGATCCTTTGCACTTTCTCCCGCTAACACAGGTGCCAATACATTGTTTACAGTACCACTAGCCAATGTGGCAGCAACTCCTCCTACCCCTGTGACTACCTTTATGGTAAAAACTATTGTTTTACATAATCAAGCAGGTTCTGGAACTGTAGATGCCGTGCTTACTTACAATGATGGAAGCACTGATTTTGAAATTAATAACGTAGCTGTGGCTCATCAAGCTACGACCATTATCAACGGAACCTTTGTTTTTGAAGGTGGCGATAGCTTAATTGTAACCTCTAGTAGTGCCAATGATTTAGTCATCAAAGCTTCTGTTTTAGAGATCAAACAACAACAATAGTGTTCGAAACACCTATTAAAATTAGTTGCGAGCACCCTATAGTCGAAAAATGGTTCCCTATTTACCCCGCAAATAAACGTAAAGAAGATCTAATTAAAAAATTTGATTTAGATATTAAGACTCCTAAACTAGAAGCTCATCCAAAACGTTGTCCTGGTATTATGGATATAATCTCTTATGGCTACATAGTGCCTAGTTGGTGTGATATGTACTTTGATATCCGTAATGGAGAAATAGTGAGTTTCGGAACTCATGCCCGCATGCCTTTAAACTCAGATATTTGGAACAAACCAACAATAAAGAAGACAAATGAAAACTCTCATTGGTGTGGAGGCTGGGTAAAAATTGAGAATCCATGGTATATTAAAACTACCCCTGATACAAAAATAATTATTAATAAAGTGCCTTTTAGAAACGATGACATTTTTGAGTCTTCTGAAGGATTAAGTGAATCTAGTTGGATGCCTGGAATGCATATTTTTTTAAAACTAACCAAAAAAGATGGGTCATATGTAATTCCAGCAGGAACACCTTTGTTTCAATTTTTTCCAATAAAGACGGGTAGTTTTAAACTAGAGTTTCAAAAAGAAAGTTTAAATGATCCTGAAAAATCTTCTGAATCCGAAGTCTTAGGTATATTGAGGCGTTATAATAAATTTAAATATAAATATAGTTTTAAATAAAAGTAATAAATATTGACCAATAAAATACAATTTAAATCAATATTAAAAGGTTTAATCCCTGATCCAAAACCTGCTAAATTTTTTATACCTGAAGCCTATAAAAAAATGACAAGTAGGATTGATGATACATTTTCTAACGGAACAATAAAATCATGTATTCCTTTTTTAGATGCTTATACCACTGGATATATTATTCCCTTTCCCACAGACATTCGATATCATTATGACAAAGAAAAAAATACATCTGAGTTTGCTATAAATAGTAATATTCCTACTGACTTTATAGATAAAGAGTGTGTAGGAGTTAATTCACATAACGAAAAACAAATAAGTTCAGATTTGAGGTCATCAAAAAGAACAATCGATTCTGTGTTTAAATTTATGAATCCTTGGACTATAAGCACTCCTAAAGGATATAGCTGTCTTTTTATAAATCCTTTTAATAGAAATCTTCCCTTTGATTTAATAACTGGAATTGTTGATACTGATGATTATAAATTTCAAGTTCATTTTCCTTTTTATTGGACAAAGAATGCACACGAATCTTATACTCTAGAACAAGGCTCTCCTATGGCTTTAGTTATTCCTTTCAAAAGAGAATCTTGGGAAATACGTGTAAATATAGACAGAACTGATCAAGAAACTAATGATAAAAAAGCATTAGGGTTTTTCTCTACTTTTATAGATAACTATAAAACAAAGATTTGGAAGAAAAAGTCCTTTAAATAACCCCTTGATTTCGTAGTTTTTACTAGATAAAACTATAACATGGCAAAGATTATAGATGAACCAATCATCTTACGCTATGAGTACGACGCAGAGGGAAATCAAATTCCTGTCTATAGCTGTAAGGTAGAAACCACTATTACTAATACAAGAACAGGTGTCGAATATGAATCTGAGGATCACGCAAACAATGACGTTGCCGATCCTAGCACCGACACCACTGATAGTGAAATCAGACGAGACGTAAATGTTATTGCACCAAAATTATTTACAGGTGCCGTAATAAAAGAATAAAATAAAAAAGGAGAGAGAATGTCAAAACCATGGTTTGAAATACCAGGATACTTTAATTATATGGAAACGTATGAGATGATTGCTCATAAACTACCCGAAGGAAGTAAATTTATAGAACTAGGATGTTTGCTTGGAAAAAGCACCAACTTTCTTGCATCACGGCTCAAGGAACATAATAAAAAATTTGAATTTCATGTTGTAGATACTTTTGAAGGTACATCAGGTGAACATGATCATATGGAATCTTTTTATGATAAGTTTATTGATCACTGCGGTCATTTAGTGCAAGAAGGATGGATTACAAAAGTACATAAAATGCGTACTGATGAAGCCGTAAAGTTGTTTGATGATAAATATTTTGATGCAGTTATGGTTGATGCTGATCATAAATATGAGGCTGTTACAGAAGATGTTTTAAATTGGTTACCAAAAATTAAAGATGACGGCACAATGTTTGGTGATGATTATTACATGCAATCAGTAGAAATGGGATGTAAAAAAGGCTTATCTGAATATTATAAAGGCAATGCACATTTAGCTGTTATGATGGGCAAAGAGTCTACGTGGTATCACGATAAATCAAATGATCCTGAAAGATGGCTTAAGAAGATCCCTTAGACTTACTTTTTTTTAAAAACTCTACATCTTCTACCCAGTTGCCTGGTATAACTGTAATACGAGATCCAAATTCGCCACATTCATCGGCAACTAATACTATCTTTTGATCATCTTGATGAAATAAATAACCTACTGAGGTACATTCTGCTAGCTTTGCTTTACGAAAAATGTCTGCCCATTCATGCCATCCTGTCTCAAGAGCATCATGAGCATCAAGCCATTTAACCAATACTAAGGGGCAATCGGTTAATTTAAAGTCTTGGAAGTTACGAATTACTTTCATTATTTTTCTTTGTAATATACCTTAATTTTAGGTATAAATATATAATTAAGGGATCTTAAATGACTGAAAAAATACAAGCACAAAAATTAGCAAAATTAGGTAGATATGAAGATAGCTTCTTGGCTCACGTGGCAGAAGACGAAATGGTCATTCCCTCTGATTTACTTAAATTAAACCCTGATTTAAAAGATGCTATATATAAAGAATTTAGAAAAATAGGACTTGAACCTTCTCGTTTTAGAGTTGGTAGTAAAGCAAACTCTATTAATCCAAAAACTGGTCTTCCAGAGTTTTTTATCAAAGGTATTAGAAAAATTATTAAAGATATCTTACCTGGTGATTCAGAAAAGTATCTTGGTGAAGCAGTTGGTATTTTAACAGGAAATCCCTTACTTGCTGCAGGAGCTACTTTTTTTGAACCTGAAGCTCAAAAGTATGGGGTAAAAGATTATATAGGTGCAGGAGCTAGTGGATATTTTTCTCCTGGTATTGGATCTCTTGGTCAGGTTGCAAAATTTGGTGCAGGAACACCTTTAAGTTTTTTAACAGGAGCTGGTAAAACATCAGCTACCGATTTTTCTTCTTTTCTTTTTGGAGATACTATCGCATCAGGTGGTGCACCAGGTAGAACAACAGCAACACAAGGTGTGTTAGGTTCTGGTGGTCAAATGTCTTTTAAGGGTGGATCAGTAGGTGAGGCTGTAACTAAAGTCACAGATAAACTTGGTTTAACTGGATCTGTTGAAAGTCAAGTAAAAGGTGAAGTTGGTAAAAATATGAAAAAAGGTTTAACTTTTGAAAAAGCATTACAATTAGCATTAATAACAAAACTTGGTGGTGATTACCTTAAAAGTGAAATACCTACTGATGAAGAAGCCATGCCTAAAGGTTTGTATGAAACTATTACTACAGATAAGGTGTTAGGTGGCTTTGATAAACCCACACCTATTAGTTATGCTCCAGTAGATCCAAGAGCCTTTGTAAAGAATGGAGGACTTATGAGTTTAGCTGAAGGTGGCTTTCCAAGAAAAAATGGTGAGATCGAAGGACCCGGCACTGAAACTTCTGATGATATTCCTGCTATGTTGTCTGATGGAGAGTTTGTAGTAAATGCTAGAACAGTTCGTGGACTTGGAAGTTTAATGGGTGGTAAAGGTAGAGCACAAGAAAGATCAAAAGGTGCTGAACTTTTATATAATATGCAAAATCAAGTTGGAGGTAGAGCATAATGGCTACTATACAAGACGTATCATATTCAGGCATTCTTCCTGCTCCTTATATACAATCAAGGACACAAGAACTTTTAAATACAATTTTTGGAACAGATGGAACAACTGGATTAATTGAAAAACCAAGAGAAATTCCTGCACAACAAGTAGCTGCATTTACTCCTGTTCAACAAGCTATATCCGAAGCTGCTAACACTGCTGCTAGTAATGTTGGTGCAACAAGTTTAGGACTTGGTGCATTTGAACCATACATGCAACAAGCTAACGCTGCACTTCAATCTGCACAAACACAATTTACACCCACTGCTGAAGGTATCCAATCATTCATGGATCCTTATCAACAATCAGTAACTCAACAAGCATTAGCTGAATTAGATCGACAGGCTGCTCAAGCTGAAAATCAATTATCTGCTTCTGCTATAGCATCTGGTGCTTTTGGTGGTGGAAGAGAAGGTGTACAACGAGCAGAACTAGGTAGAAATTTACAAGACGTTAAATCCAAAAGAATTTTTGAAGATTTACAAAGAAATTATTTACAGGCCCTAGCGGGATCACAATCGGCTCAGGAATCAGCATCGGCACGATCACTTTATGCTGCTCCACAATTTAGAGGATTAGCTACTACGGCTCAACAAGCACCTCAAAGAGATATTGCTTTTTTACAAGGTATTGGTGCTCTACAACAACAGCAAGAACAAGCAGGTTTAGAAGCACAACGATTAAACACATTAGCTCAACAAGCAGAGCCTTTTGAAAGACTTGATTTTGGTGCTGGTATTTTAGGTGGATTACCTTATCCATCACAATCAGTAACATCCTCTCCTTATCAATACAGCCCTTATTCTCAGTCACTAGGATTAGGTATAGGAGCATTATCTGCATTTGGGTAAACCATGGCAAAATTAGAAAATAGAAAAATGTTTGCGAACTTTCCAGGGTTCGAAAAGATTGTATCTAATGTAAGTGATCTTTATTCAGGTATTGGAACTTTACCTGAGAGAACAAAACTTGACATTGCAGGACAATTTTTAGCACAAAATCCAGAAAGTTTCACTGGAACAGCTAGACCTGGTACAAAGCTTCCAAGTAGTAGTGCAATTCTTGCAGATGATTTAAAAAATTTATTTGGTGGAATTAGTGCGGGTAGACAAACTGATGAATTATTGCGAGCACAAGCAGATCAAGAAAAACAAGCAAAGATATTAGATACCTCCTTAGATATTTATAAAGAAAGTATTCCTGATGTTTCTGATGATAAAAAAACCGAAACAGAGGGTTTTATTGGAAAGATCAATGCTTACAATCAAAGAATTCAAGCAGGAGAAAAATTAGCAGATTGGGAATTAAAAGATTTAGAAAATTTAGAGGGTATAATTCAACAAAAAGGTACAGGTAAGTATGATGTAAAGGATTACATTGCTTTCAGAGATAAAAAGGAAGAGGATGCGAATAAAGCAAAAGCTACCACTGTGTTATTAGAAGAGACTATGCAAATTTTATCTGATCCTGATATGACTACAAACCCAGTTGTTGCATCATTAGCTGGACTAGTCAAGGTTGGCGATGCTTTTGGATTTGATATTGATGGATTTTTGAATAATACAGGGTTTAATCGACTTACTGTATCGGGTGCTGATTCTGATATGCTTAATATAATCAATAGAAATTTAGCATTGGACTTAGCTGAGAAATTAACAGGTAATAAGTCAAACTTTGAACTAACAAATTTACTTAGATCAACGCCCAATTTAGCAACAGATCCAGAAGCTAATCAGAGATTAGTCAATATTTTAAAATTCTATGCAGATAGAACTATAGCTTACGGAAAATTTGCAAATAAAGCTTCTAATAGAGCAGAATATAATGATTTAGTTAATGAATATGATCTTAATAACCCAAGTCCATTTAGTGCTAGCTCTGAGTATCAACAATTTAAGTCTGGAGATGATGCTTTTTCAGGAATGAATTTAGATGCAGATGAAGGGAGCTACGTTATAGAAGGGCAAGAACAATAATGGCTTTACCTGCAGAATATGAGAGAGAAGTCGTTAAGCAAGCAGTTGCCCAAGCAACTTCTAAAACAGATAGTGAATTTGTACAAAACGAAATAGAAATTCCAAGAGAAGAATCTAACACAAAAATATATTTACCTGATGACGAAGAGTTAAGAAAAAAAGTTATTGATGCAAGAGAAGATTTAAAAAACTTACGTCAATATTCAATCAAGAATGATTTTAATGCATTTCAAACAAATCAATTAGTTGACGAACTTTTAAATGATTATGGTTTAACGAAAGAACAAGTAGCGGGTATTTATCAAAGTAATGGTGAAAATTTATATAAATCATTTACAAATGGTTTTAATCAAAGGTTAGCAGGTTTGTTACAATCTGGTTCTGATTTTCTTCCATACATAAATTGGACTGCTTCAGATATTGATGAATATTTATCTGAAGAAGAAGAGTATCGACAAAATATAAAAGACTCTATTCAAAAAGGTTTTGAAATTACAAAAGCTATTGATCCAAGATTTACTCCAAAGACATTAGGAGAGAGAGTTGCAGATCGTGTAGCTGCTGGTACCTTACTAGGTATTGAGTTTGCAGCAGGTGGTGCTGCTTTAACCAGCCCAAAAATTGCGGGATCTATACCTGCTGGTGCTAGTATTCTGAAACAAATGGGACCTGATACTTTTAAAAATAATGTTTATGATACAGGTAAAAAAGTTATTGATGAAATTTTAACACTTTATCAAAGATCACCTGCAACTGCAGCTCTTACTGATGTTTTAGCTACTACAGGATGGGAATTAGGAGAATTACCTGCCGATTTATCTGATAAAAAAGTAGAAGAATTAAGTACTACTGAGGCGATATGGAGAGGTGTTTTACCTTTTGCTAGTTCATTAGCTTTGCCTGGTGCTTTATACGGTTTTCCTAAAGCAACATTAGACGTGGTTATGAATATGAAAGATCAAGGAGTGTTTGGGGCAGTTTTTAATAAGTTCAGAAAATTTATTGATAAAAAATCTGAGGCTAAAGCATACGAAGATGCTAAAAGTGAAATACAACAAAGTGTTGAAAATGACTTTGCAAAAACTAATTTAAAAGAATCACAAAATATAGAAGACTTAGTTGCACCCGTTATTGCTTCCGAAAATGCTAAAAAAACTGAAGCTGGAGAAGCAGCTGATTTAAAATTTAATTTGTCTTTAGCTGAAAGAACTCAAGATCCACAATTAATAAAAACACAATCTCAAATGGAAGCAGATTTACCTGTTAGAACTGAAATATTAACTGCTGCACAAGAAAGAGCTTTACAAAACAAAGCTATTCTAGATGCAACAGTTGCAGCAGAGTTTCCTGATGCTATTCCTATAACTCGTAAGTTTAATGATGGTAGTGTAGAAGAGGTATTAGAACCTGTTAAAAAATTTAATACTTATGTTGATCCACAAAAGAATTTGAATGCAGCTATTTTAGATGATGTACCAGGTAAAATTGCTGCTGCTGAAGAACAATTATTAAAAACATTTCCAAGGGTTCCTGATGAAGTTTTAAAAGATGCAGGTATTTTTGTACGTGGAGAATTAGGAACAAAGGCTAAACAAACACAAGATACTTTATATGGTGAATTAGAAGCAACTGTCAAAGAATTCAATCCAAGAGTTGAGGTCAACACTTTTGTTGATGATGTAAGAAGTGAATTAGCTGTTAAACCTTTTCAAACAGTAGGAGACTTGCCTCAGGAATATACAATTCTAAAAGATTTAACTAAGCCTTTTGATGAGCTATTAGCCAAACTTGGTCCCCTATTAGAATCTGGACAAATTAGTACTATAGAATTAGATGAAGCAATAAATATGCTTAACCAACGTTTACTGCGTAATAAACAAAAAGGTGATGCACCTTTTGGACTAGCTCCACAATATAATCCAATTGATGAAACTTTTACATTAAGTGCTGATGAAATAGTTGGTTTAAAAAGAAGTATTGGAGAATCTTTAAATAAATCACTTAGAAATCCAAACACAAACTCAGAAAAAATTAGAAGATTATCTTTACTACAACATAAAACAGATCAATTACTCAAGTCAGTTCCAGAAGCAGTTGAACCTGTAGATAATTGGTTAACAAAATACAATACTGAATATAAAGATCTTTACGAACAAGGAGTAATTTTAAAGTTAAGAACAGAAACAGGAGATGGTAATTACAAATTACCCAATGAACGTGTAGGAGCTGCTTTTTTAGAAAGCCCAGAAACTTTAGATCAATTTAAAAATTTCTTTGGTGATAATCCTATTGCCATACAAGGAATAGAAAACGCCTTTTATGATACTATGATAAAAAATATTTTTAGGCCAACAGGAGTTATTGACAATGTAAAGCTTGATAAGTTCAAAGCAGATAACATTGAGATAATAAATAAAATGGATGAAATAATTCCAAATTTCAAAGCTGATCTTAACAGCAAAACTGATGTGGGTATAAACCTTGCAAATAAAATTAATGAACAGAATGCAAGATTAAATGTTGCTGGTACTATTGAGTTAGAAAATTTAGCTAAAGACAAAACATTATTCAGAGGAATTACTTATAAGAATGCTGATGATATGGTAAAAAAAGCATTAGCAGATCCTGATGATATGGAAAAAATTGTAACTGCTATAGCACAAAATGATCCTGATGGAATCATACTTCAAGCTTTTAAAAAAGAAATATTTAAAGATTGGTCAGCCCCAATTATGGTTGATATCAGAAAAGGTAAATATCCAAAGTATGACAAGATGAATGATTACTTAGATAAAAACAAAGATTCTTTTCAAACATTTTTTAATTTAGTAAATGATCCTCAAGGTTTTGAAAGACTTAAATTAATTACGAGTGCTTATGAAAAAGCAGGAGCTGTTCCCTTTCCTATAGGAAGAACCGATCCTGAACAATTAAGAGATGTAGTAAAAAGCGTATTGGGCACAGGATCACCACAAATTCTTTCACGTTTCTTTGCAGTGGCTTCTGGTCGTACAGGAATTAAATTTGTTGCTGGTGAATTGTTTGCTAGGATGTTAAGACAATTGAGCATTAGAAAAAGAAATGAATTAATAGCAAAATCTTTATACGACAGGGAGTTTTCTGAATCCTTAGTCAATATGATTGTTGGACAGGATCTTAAATCAAGAGATATAGAAAAGATGATTGGATTCTTAGGACAAATTGGTGGAATGATGACTGACGGAATTGAACAAGATATTAATATGGAAGAAGCTGATAGTTTCAAAAAAAGAAGAGAAGATGAAATTGCAAGGACTGTACCTGGAGATCAATCACAAGCAAATATTCCAGTACAACCTGTTTTAAGTTCTCCTACCATTAGCCCCGCATCAAGCTTGAATCAAGTCTCTATGGCGTTTTTACCTCCTTTGAGAGGTGGTGGTCAAACATCATCAAGAGGTCAGGAAGTGTTTGGAGCTACTGATACAGTCTTTGGCTAGTTTAAAATTTTTTTTAATAGGTTGGGTGTGTATTGGTTTAGGAGTAGATCAAAAATGTTTAAGAATGGTTTCCGAAGTAGATTTTCCAAATTACGAACAATGTAATGAATATTATAGTTTAGTAACAAAAGATCTCCAAGACTTAGACACTGTAGAAATTAATTTTACTTGTGTCCAAGCTGGAGTATTGGAGGATGTTTTATAAAGTTCTTCTCATATAGCTAGGTAATGTACCTTCTGCTTTATAATGTTTGTATGCAGCTAACCAATCTTTTTTATATTCAGCTTTTATAAACTCTTTCAACGCCTTATCTGCGTCAGGCTCTAACGTAAAAAAGTTTCCAAATGATTTTAAAATATTCAACATAAGTAAATACTTATTTTATTTTTTATTAAAATTTTATTGTTGTTTTTGCATAACAGCTATGATTAAATATATCCCATAGGGTAGCAACTTATTGTATGTGTATATAAGGCAAAAAATCACTATTTTTTAAATAGTAATATTAACTGTTGTTACCCTATACTAACCACGACTTGAGCTCTTCACCCATTACTTCAGATGATATATTTATTTTTTTGCGAAGAGATTTAATAATTTTTTCATCTACAGTTTTTTCTGTGACTAAATCAATGTAAGTACACTTTTTGGTTTGACCAATTCGATGGACTCTTTCTTCTGATTGAACTCTTATCTCTAAATCATAAGAATTACTAAAATAGACAACTGTATTACTTTCTGTAAGAGTTAATCCATACCCTGCTGTACGAGGATTTGCTACTATATATTGCAATTTACTATTAGGATCTTGAAACTCAGTGACTATATCTTGTCTTTCTGAATCTTTTGTATCTCCATAAAAACCCATGGCTGATTCAAAGCCATAAATAGATCGTATTTGTTTTAAAATACTCTTGATGTCATGACGATAATTAGCCCAGATAACTACTTTTTGTCCATCAGCTTCTTCTAATATTTCCATTAAAGCTGAGTATCTATTGTTCTCAATGGTTTGAGGATCACCGTTAGAATCAATTATAAAACCACAACATATCTGTTGAAGCTTTGTTATCTGTGCAAGTACAGTTGTAACATTTACGAGATCATCATTAATAATGGTCATCGCTTCACGCTTCATTTCATCATAAGCTTTTTGTTGTTGAGGAGTTAGTTCAACTAATCTTTTAACATAAACTTTATCAGGTAAATCAAGACAATCTTTTTTTAAAACTCTTGAGGAATGTTTTTCTAATTTTTTATTTAATTCATCTAAATTTTTATAATCTACTACTTGTTGAAAACTATGAGAGGCTGTTGATCTTGTTTGTAAAATAGCGTACCGGGAGCGAAAGGCATAATAACTATCGTATTCAAGAACATTAGGATGTAAAAATTGACATTGTGAAAATAAATCTAAGGGTGATTTAGTGACAGGCATACCTGATAACAAACGTCTTTTTTTAATTAGTTTTCTTAAATTTAAAATGTTTTTAGTTTGTAAAGCCTGAGGATTTTTAATCACAGTGCTTTCATCAATTGCCATTAAACAGTTGTTTTCCTGAAGCACTTTTTTAGTAAATTCAATACCTTTTCTTGTTCTAAATGCTTCAATATTAATTACAAAAAACTTTAATTTTTCATTCTTTTCAAACAATTTTCTCAATTGTTTTTTGTTTTTCATACTTGTGGAATTAGACCAAACAACAATATCATGATCAATTTCATCATTAATATGTTTAGGTATCTCTAATTGAGACCAATTTCTATACACACCTTTAGGGGCTACAACAATACCACAATTAATTTCTTTTTGTTGATACGCAATACACATATCATCTATACACACCTTTGATTTACCTGTACCCATTTCCATAAAAAAGGCATAGTAATCTTTGTTGTGAGATTTACTTAATGCATCTAATTGGTGTTGGTATGGTTGAGTTTTAAAGGTAAACTCATTAACACTTGCAAATTTCATATTCTCCCACTATATTATAATAAAGGAGATGTTCAAATGGAAAATCAATCTGAAATTCTAGCACAACTAGAAGAAGACCTTCAGGATTTTAACTCCAGTGAAAAAGATCAAAAGTCACTTTCAGAGGCTGTCAAAAAGCTTATTCAATATGATCAAGCGATTGAATTGAAAGAAAGTGAAACTAAATCTTTGAAAAAATCTAGAGATAAGATATCGGAAGAAATAATACCAGGAATCATGGATGAACTTGGCTTATCTAAGTTAAAATTAGATAATGGTTTACTATTAACAATTGTAAATGATATCCGTGCTCATATTAGTGAAGCTAACAAATCTGCTGCCTATGAATGGTTAAGAGATGCAGGGCTTGGCACTATTATTAAAAATCAGGTTGCAGTGCAATTTGATAAGACACAAGATGCTGAAGCAGTTGCCCTTAAAGAAAAACTTAACGCTGAAGGACTTCCTGTATTACATACAGAAACAATTCACGCAGGCACGCTGAAGTCTACTTGCAGAGAGGCCGTAGAGAAGGGTATTAGCATACCAGAAGACCTCTTTGGATTATACATTGGCAAGAAAACCAAAGTTTCAAAAACCTAAGGAGGTAATATGGCGAAACGAAAAACAACACCTAAGAAAAAGGGTGCAGTGGCTACCAAAGACGCAAATACAGAAGTAGCTACTTTAAATATCGATTCATTTCTTGAACAAAACGCAGGAGATGGTTCGCAAAATATTGGTTCTAATGATTTAGAACTACCAAGACTAAAATTATATCATGGTAATGCTAAAGATGCTCCTGATGAAATATCAAAAGCTGAAATTTATCATAATATATCACAGAAAGTTTGGAAAAAGACTGAGGGAATAAGAATTATTCCTTGTGCTTTTATCAAACAATATACTCATTGGAAAGAAGTTGAAAAAGGTGGTGGTTTTTTAGGAGCCTATGATTCTTCTTCTGATATTTTAACAAAGACCAAAAAAGTAGAGTCAAAAGATGTTTATATAGAAAACGGTGAATTGACCGATACTTATATAAGAACTGATGGAAACTTTTTTGTGTTATTTGAAGATGAAGAAGGAATATGGAAGCCCGCTCAAATATCTATGTTTTCTACAAATTTCAAGAAAGCAAAGTTATTGAATACCATGATTAAATCACAAGTTATGGAAGGTAAAAATGGTCCTTTTACACCACCCGCTTATGCATACATTTACAGGCTTAAAGGTGAACTTGTAAAAAAGGATGCTATGTCTTGGGCAGTTTGGGATATATCTTTAGAAGATTCTGTTAAAGATGTTGAAGTCTTACAGGACGCTAAAGTATTCTCACAATCTGTTACAAAAGGTGATGTAGTAGTCAAACCTGAAGTAGAAGTGGCAGAAACAAATAGTGACAATGAAGACTCAGGTATGATATAAAAAGTTTGGGGGCGGTTTCTTCTTATTCTCTCCTTTCTTCCCCGCCCCTAATTGCCCTACATGATCGATAAGTTTAAACAAATATTTGAAGGTCTTAATCGTGCCTATGGAATCTTTATTATTTCAGGTGAAGTATCTGATAAAAATAAAGTCAAAGGTACGGGTAAGGTTGTTCAAGAACCTATCACCGATGTAAATTGGCAAAAGCATTTGAAAGGAGAGGGAGCATCTCTCGGAGTTATTCCTATTAATGATGATAGTAAGTGCAAGTGGGGTTGTATTGATGTCGACGTTTACCCTCTCGATCACAAGAAAATCTCACTATCACTGAAAGAAAAAAAGATACCTCTTACAGTTTTTAGGTCTAAATCTGGGGGATGCCATTTATTTTTATTTACAACTGATTTTATACCAGCAGTAATGATGAGAAAAAAATTACAAGAATTTGCATCGTTACTTGGTTATGCCTCTAGTGAAATTTTTCCTAAACAAATTGAAATTAGAACTGATAGAGGTGATACAGGAAACTTTTTAAACTTACCTTACTTTGAAGGTGAAAACTCTATGCGATATGCATATGATGAAGACGGCAATGCACTGAAGCTTTCTCAATTTTTAGATTATTATGATGAAGTTGCCGTTGATCCAAAAAAATTCTCAAAGCTGAAAGCTAAGGAAAAAAATACTAGCGATACTCCCCTTAGCGATGGGCCTCCTTGTCTACAAACTATGATGACTTTGGGAATACCAGAGGGTGGTCGTGATGAAGCTCTATATCAATATGCTGTCTATGCGAAGAAGAAATGGAATGATGAGAACGTATGGTCACAAAAAATTGATGAGTTTAATAGAGACTTTATGCAACCACCCCTGAGTAGTTCACAGGTAATGAAGACAATTAACCAACACAAAAAACAAGAGTATCAATATAAATGTAAAGTGCCTCCCATGTGTAATCATTGTAATTCTACAGAATGTTCTGTTCGACAATTTGGTATTGGTGAAGACTATGCTTCACAATTATCTGATCTAAGAAAATATCAATCAGATGATTCTATATGGTTTATGAACATTGATGGAAAACCTATTGCATTAAATACAGATGAATTATTTTCACAAAGTTTGTTTTTAAAAAGGTGTATTGATGAAATTAACATTATTCCTTTTCCAGAACCCATGCCTCAAAAGAAATGGATACGATTGTTAAATGAATTACTTTCTAAAGTACAAGTTATTGAAATGCCAAGAGAGATAACAAAGGTTGGAAGATTTGATAATTTATTAAATTCTTTTTTAGATGAAACTCCTGTCGCTGATACAAGAGAACAGATAAAACTAGGAAATGTTCTTTTTGAAAAAGATGAAAAGAGTGAACAAACAAAAGCATATTTTAAAATGGAATTTTTAATAAATTATGTGGAAGAAAAGAAAAAATTTAAAGGCATGTCTACAACAGAAATGTCTGCTCACATTAAGTTAAAGAGAAGTGGTGGGCATCACCGATTATCTATTAATGGTAAAACAGAATTTGTTTGGATGGTGCCTTATGAAAGATTACAACAAACAAGTTTTTCTGTACCTGATATGGATGACGGTTCGGAGGCGTTGTTGTGAAAAAAGGACCTAAATTATGGGGAACAATGTTTAAAGGAACTAATCATTGTTTAAATTTTAATATTAAACTCATTAAGTTGGAGGCAGAAATAATAATTTCAGACGAAAACAATTATCACACTAAAAGAAAATTTGATGAAGTAAATCTTACTGCAAGATCAAAACAAGAAATTCAAGCTCTTATTTTTGAAGACTATGAAAGAAAAATCATTGCTCAATATGTAAACAAAAAGGATAGTAAGGATGAAACATAAACCAACTTATGAACATTTTGATCACAGAGGTTCTGTAAAATATAAATTGGAACGAGCCAAAAGAAAACGTGCAAGAGAACTTGCTGAAAAATTATTAGGTAGAAATTATTTTACTAATGCTCAAGCTTTAGTTTTAGAAAGTGCAATTCAATTAAGTAAGAAAAGAGACAATGTATAAACAACATTTGAAAGGAATGATCTCCCATCAATTTGCTTTGGTATGGTTAGCTGAACATGGCTACATTCCCTTTGATAATATTTATAAAATTGGTCCTGTAGATATCATTGGGTTTCGTCAGGGATCAGTGCATCTCTTCGATGTTAAGACAGAACGATATTATTCTGATAAAGTTAAAGTATCTCGACACAGGGGTAGACGTATTTATTCCAAGAAGTCAGATGAACAAAAAAAATTAGGCGTTAAATTTATTTACGTCACAGAAAATGGAGACTGTCACATTGTCTAAAAAAATAATTTTCGGACCTCCTGGTACAGGAAAAACAACAAGGTTATTATCTATTGTTGAAGAAGAATTAGCTAGGGGCGTTCCACCTGATCGAATTGCCTATCTTGCTTTTACACGCAAAGCGGCTCAAGAAGCAGTGGAACGAGCTGGTAATAAATTTAATCTTACCAAAAAAGAATTAATTTGGTTTCGCACTATTCATAGTTTTGTTTTTAAAAATTTAAATTATAACTCCGATGAAGTTATGACACCTCAGCACTATCGAGAATTGGCTGAGGTAATAAAAGTTCCCCTCCTCAATGTCACTTCAGCTGATGAAGTTGGCGTATCTGTACACAATAATGAACATCTTCGTGTCTATGATTTATCCAGAGCGAGGGGAACTACATTAGAAGATGAATACAATCGCTTTGGTCGTATTGATGGTGGCTTTTTTAAAACAAAGTACGTCATTGAATCATTGATTAAGTACAAAGAAACCATGAACGTGAAAGATTATACGGACATGCTTATGGATTTTGTACAGATCGGGACATCGCCAAAGTTAGAAGTATTAATTGTTGATGAAGCACAAGACTTGTCGTGGTTACAGTGGAACGTGATTAACAAGATCATGGCTCACGCCACACGAGTCTATGTAGCGGGAGATGATGATCAAGCTATCTTCGATTGGGCGGGAGCTGATAGTGGTCGTTTGGTTGATCTTGATTGGGAAACAGAAGTGTTAAATCAATCATATCGTGTACCGCAAACAAATCATGAAGTAGCAGATCGTTTAGTCCAAAGAATCCAACATCGAAAACAAAAGCTTTGGAAACCTAGAAAGTATCGAGGTTTTACGCAATCCTATGCTTATAAACTCAATGCAAGTAGTTTTGATCATGGCGAGTGGCTTATCTTAGCTCGTGCTAATTATTTATTAGATAATATAGAACACGACTTAAAACAATTTGGACATCACTTTATTCGAGGTAATCAACCAAGTGTCAGTTCCAAACTTTTAAAAGCAATTGAAACATGGGAAAAACTTCGCACAGGTCAAGATGTAGAATTTTCTGATGTTAAAGATTTGTATTATTATATGTCTGTTGGTAATCGTGTTAAGCGAGGACATAAAACTTTAAACATTCAAGTTCTTCCGGGACAAATGTTTTCAATGAAAGACTTACAACAAAATCACGGTTTAGTAGCTCATGCAAATTATCCTTGGCATCATGCCCTTGATAAAGTAAGTGAGAATAAATCTTTGTATGTAAAGACGATGCTACAAAAAGATGAAACAATGCTGACAACTCCGCCTCGAATAAAACTCAGCACGATTCACGGATCAAAAGGTGGAGAAGCTGATCATGTGATGTTATTAACAGATCTGTCAAAGAAGACAGAAGATAAACTGCTATCGAACATTGATAGCGAAAGGAGAGTATTTTACGTGGGAGCAACAAGAGCAAAAAAATCATTACACATTATTAGAGCCGAAGGCAGTAGAGAATTTACGGAGATATTTCAATGAGAATAATTTATCAAGACGGAAAACTATTAGTAAGTTTAACAAGAGACGAAGTAACAAAAGTTAATAATGAGATAGGTAATCCTGTTGAATTAGACATTGGTAATCTACCGATGCTTCATGAAGATATTACAAAAGCGGCAACTTATTATTTAAAACACATGCAAGTAAAAAAAGAATTATCAGAAAGCAAACAAGATGAATGATAACAAATTTCCAAAAGCAAAAACAGCACCTCCTGAATGGATGCCTCCTCAAAGTGTTCCAGATTTATCTTCGGCTTCTTGTATTGCAATTGATGTTGAGACTAGTGATCCGAATCTTAAAAAATTGGGTCCTGGATATTTCCGTCAAGACGGCTTTGTTGCGGGAATATCTCTTGCCGTTGATGGTTGGACTGGTTATTTTCCAATTGCACATGAAGGCGGTGGCAACTTTGATTTAAATATCATTCGTGATCCTTTACAAAAAATCTTCAATTCTGATTGCCCTAAATTATTTCATAATTCTTCCTATGACATAGGGTGGTTAGAGGCTGAGGGCTTTTCCTTGCGTGGTCGTATTAAAGATACAATGATCATGGCACCTTTAATCGATGAAAATCGAACCTACTACTCCTTGAACTCACTAGGTTATGACTACGTTGGGGAAACGAAAGATGAATCAGCACTAAGAGAGGCCGCTACAGAATTTAATGTTGATGCGAAAAGTGAAATGTGGAGATTACCTCCGATGTATGTAGGTCGCTATGCGGAACAAGATACAGTCTTAACATTGAAATTATACAATCGTTTAATGCATGAAATTGAAAAACAAGAGTGCACCCATATTCTTGATTTAGAAGAACGTTTAATCCCTGTGACCTATGCCATGAAGAAAAAAGGGGTGCGTATTGATGAAGAAAAACTTTATAACCTTGATGCTGAATTATTAGCGGAAGAAAAAAGACTGATAGCGAAGATAAAAAAGTATGTGGGTTTTGATGTCGAGATTCACGCTGCAAGAAGCGTTGCCAAAGCTTTTGATCATTTAAAGCTACCCTATCCTCGCACCGAAAAATCTAATGAGCCTTCGTTCCAAAAGAATTTTTTAAATACCCATGTCCATGAGTTTCCCCAGATGATCGTTCAGGCCCGTGAAGTTTATAAAACGAGAAATACTTTTTTAGCGGGTATGAAAAAACATATTTATAAAGGAAGAGTTCATGCATCGATTAATCAGATGAAGGGTGAAGACGGAGGAGCGGTGACAGGGCGTATGAGCTATTCTAATCCTAACCTTCAAAACATTCCAGCACGTGATAAACGTGTTGCACAAATGATTAAAGGTGCGTTCTTACCTGAGGAAGGAAAGAAGTGGCATGTGTTTGATTACTCGCAACAAGAACCACGCATCTTGGTTCACTATGCATTAAGTTCCAAAGGTGGTTTGACCGGTAGTGAAGATGTTTTAACCAAATACAATGAAGGCAGTGAAGTAGACTTTCATCAAATGGTAGCGGACATGGCTGATATTACTCGTGAAGAAGCGAAGAGTATTAACTTAGGTATTATGTATGGTATGGGTAAAGGAAAAATGGCTACTGACTTAGGCCTCGAGATTCAAGACGCAGAAGTAATATTAAAAAAGTATCATCAATCCATTCCTTTTGTCAAAGAGCTACAAGACATTGCTATGCGTACTGCTAGTAAACATGGACATATCCGAACTCTGTTAGGTCGTAAATGTCGATTTCCTTTATGGGAACCTAATCGCTTTGGAATTAATAAAGCTCTTCCTCACCCAGAAGCAGTTGTCGAATATGGTAATGACATTAAACGTGCCTTTACGTATAAATCCTTGAATAAATTAATTCAGGGGAGTGCCGCTGATCAAACGAAACAAGCTATGCTGACTTTGTTTGAAGAAGGTATTGTTGCCGATATTGCAATCCATGATGAACTTGATATATCTCTTGAAAACTCCCAAGAAGTTGATAGAGTACGAGAAATTATGGAAACTTGCGTGGATAAGTTAAAAGTTCCTAGTGTCGTAAATGTTCGAGTAGGAAAAACTTGGGGTGAAGCTGGTAAATAAAAGAAAGTAGAAAGCCGAGAAAAAAATGACTGATATAAATAAATATAAATCTGTTGCCGTAAATAAGCCAGGATATGAAAAATTAGCTGAGATTAAATTAAACACTCATATTCCTATTAATACCTTAGCTGATAAAGCTATAGAAATGATTTATGAAGCATGGGAAAAAACAGGAAAAAAGTACATACCAAGTCTCGACGAAAAATCGAATTAAAAAAGAAATACGATTGTAGCCTTTGTAAAGATACAGGGGAACTTTATGTTCCTATTTATGAAACGTATATTTTGGTGAATTGTCCATGCCTCAAGGTTGATGTGGAAGTGGAGCTAGAGGTAGAAGAGCAAGGGAAAAGGGACAAGGATCACGCCTCACGGCTCAAGAAAAAACTAGGCAAAACTCTTCATTAGTGATATTTATTTCTTATGAGTATATTTGGAATTGCTAAAAAAGGACTTGGTTTATTAGGTCGTAAAAAAAATGACGAAGGTGCCAAAACTTATGTTGAAAAAGGTAGACTTGGTCTTTCACCAGCTGGTCTAAGATACTATGAGACTAGTGGCTTAAAAAATACATATGCTAAAATGGACAAAGCTATTAGAAAAATTGAAGAGAAGAAAAATGGTGGTCTTGTTGGTGGTCAAAAAAAATTAGACAAGAACAAAGACGGTAAAATTACAGGTGCGGATTTTAAAATGATGAAAAAGAAATCCACTAAAAGAAAAAAGAAGTAATGTCTCGTCCTGGTCTTTATGCTAACATTCATGCGAAAAGAAAACGTGGAGAAAAAATGAGAAAAAAGAATTCAAAAGGTGCTCCCACCGCGAAAGCTTTTGCTAGAGCAAAGCAAACAGTAAGGAAAAAATAATGGCTGAAGAAAAGAAAAAAACAGGAATTAAAGAAAAAATAGGTCTATTTCTGGACAAAACTTTCACTTTTGGTGGTGGTTTGCAATATGATAATGACATAGTAAACAGTGCTCAAGAGGCCCTTGGTGTAGATAGTTGGAGAGATATAGATACACAAGAAGACTTCGATAATTTCAAAACAATTATTCGACAAATGCAGAAACAAAAAGACTCTGGTGATGTTCCAACAACAGGAAAAACAGGTGGAGTTGTGATTAAGATGAAGAGGGGTGGAATGGTATCTAAAAATACCTCAAAAACCCGTTCTAAGCCTCGTGTGGCAGGTCGTTTAGCTAAACGTGGATACGGCAAAGCCTATAAAGGCTAGACTTCTTAAAACGATTATTTTCAATATTGTGTAATGGTGTAAGACAAAGGTAATAGTCATGTAATGGCTACTATTGTTGATTTATATATAATATATATATAATATTACTTGATTACGTGAAAAAAATGAAATGAAAAAATTTTTTATATATATATTATTGTATATATATCTATATAGATAAAAAAATGGAAGAAGATATAATTTACTGTCCACTTTGTGGACTTGATATAGAAGAGGATTGTGATTGCTAATGTCAAAACAAATTGGTGATATAAAAGATGATGAAGGTCTAACTAGAAAACAAAGAGCCTTTGCTCAATACCTTGTTCAAGAGAATGGCAGAGCTACTCCCACTGAATGTGCGAAAATGGCTGGATACTCAGAGCACTCAGCTACCCAAATAGCTTGTAATTTACAAAATCCTAAAATGTATCCTAAGGTTGTAGATTTTATTGATACCCTTACAAAAGAATATTCTAAAGCTAGTAAAATTGAATTTCAAAAACATGCCAGAGAAATGGCAAGATTAAGAGATATGGCAGTTGAGGAAAAACAATATTCCGCTGCGATTAATGCAGAATATAGAAGAGGCCTCTTAGGTGGTTTTTATGTTGAAAGAAAAGAAGTTGTTACTGCTAGTCTTGACAATATGTCCAGAAAAGAACTTCAACAAAAATTAGAAAATCTAAGAAAAGAAAATGAATTAATTCAAGACGCAGATTATTCTGAAATTGAAGATCAATCAGATATTGACAAATCCCAATAAGTTGTAATATATTCTTTTTTAATTGCACTTTGGCAAGTGAAGGAGAGAACAATGGAACTACATACACATATACTAAAACTTGAAAAAGAGCTTAACGTTTTAAATACAATACAAGAAGTAAACAAAGCACTTGAAAGATTAAGGACTGCGATAGAGACCTATGAAGCCATGGGTTATGACATCAATAATTATAAACCATTTTTAGATAACTATCCTTTTGGAGTTTCTTTTTGTGAAGTGGGTATAGATTGGGGGGATACAAATGAAGATAGTAAAGATTGATAGACAGGCTTGGAAAACCTTCAAACATTTTCTTAAAACTGATGATGAGTTTAATACAAAATGGAACATACCTCTTTATGACTGTAGAGGTAATTCTTATGATCGAAAAATATTAAATAAATTATATTATGAGCAATATTTAGATTGGTATTTTCAAGTAAAAAAAGTTTGCCCAGGAGGACTAAGTTATGAAAGCTAAAGAAGCATTAGAAGTTTTTTATAAAAATTTTGAATTATGGAAAGCTAATAATTATCTTGATACAGAAGAAGATGAAAATATTAGAGAGGCTTATACAGTTTTAGAAGAACTTGTTGATGAAAAAGAAGGAGAGACATAAAATGGAATACAAAAAAAATATTTTTTATACACATTACTTAAAAAGACAAGGCAAGATATTTAAAGATCTAGCTTATTTAGGGCATAATCAAAGAATTGATATGTTAGAGGATTTTAAAAAAATGAAATATGATTTTATAGATTGGGCTAAAAAAGATAATCACAGTTCTTTAGAAGATAAGCAAAAAATAATTGCGTCAGGTCGTAGATGTATAAAATATTATGATAAGTTAATTTCTTATATTAGGAAAAATCCTGATATTGCCGTAAGGAGATAATAAAAATGAAAAATTATAACCTATCACTTTCCATAATTACTAAAATATTGGAAGATCAATTAAAACAAATTACAGAGGCGAGTAAAAAAGAAATTTTGTATGAATACAATGCTGATAAAACTAAAGACCTTGTAATGAACAAAACAGTCGCAGATGTAGAATTTTATGTTGCAGACACTATAGCGAGTAAGTTAGAAAATTTACAAACAAATCTAATTTTAAAAGGAGAATAAAAATGCCGACTTATAAGGTAAGAGTTTATGAAGCTTATGCTAAAACCTTTATATTAAACGCAAAAACACAAGATGATGCTAGAAAAAAAATAGAAGATAAAGGAGCTATGTACTTTGATAAAAATAATGATAGATCAATACAAGCTGACAAATCAAAGATTGAAGAATTTAGAATTGAAGAAGTAGAGGAGATACGATAATGAATTGGCTTATAGAAAAATTTGCAAAACTAATTGACTTTTTGTTTTTTGGAAATAGAAAGTAAATAACGATCTTTCACTCATAAACCCCTGATAAATACTTCAGGGGTTTTTTTATTTTAGGGTATTGACATCCTAATATATCTCACTATCTTATAATCATGCGTAGTGAAAAACAGACTAAAGTAGTTGAGCCTGAAGTAATTGATCAGGCAATAGATTGCTCTATGGGACTGCCTACGCTTTCTAAAAGTTTCTATATGGTACAGGCAAGAAAAGAAACACCAGACCATGTTTCAGTACGGGAAAAATGTTTAAATTATTCCTGTCCCAAGGAGTCAAGCCTTGTGGGTATAAACAAAGCCATATTGAAAGTGAAGAATTTTGGCAGAGGTATATGTAAGCTGATTTTCTTCATTAGGGTTGTATGCTTATCCGAAATTCTGCTGGTAGACGGAGCAGTAGAGTACAATCCTTGATCACGAAATGAGGGAGCGTTTGATAACTTTTATTCCTATCCTTACTTTTATTCCCCTAATAGTAAATCGTTCCCTCATTTTTTTAAAAACTTTATTTACAAGATTGACTTTTAGATATTTTTTTGGTTATAATATCCCAACTAATTAAGATAAGGAGTATCAAATGACTTTAATTAAAATAAATAACAAGCATAGAGATAAAATCTTAGCTGAATGGTCTAAGATTGTCTTACAAACAAAAACACCTATGAGAAAAAAACTTGATGTAGCAGTTAGTAATTTTTTAGCATATAGAACTAAAGCATATCAAATAGCAACCAATATGGTGTATGGTCAAATCTCTCATTCTGATTTGGAAACATTTAGAAAATTTAAAACAACTTCGAAAGTAAGTCATCTTTATGCAAAAACAACTTTTGATGTTGAACAAAAGGAAAGCTATCCACTTGGAAATAAAACTGTGATGAAGCCTTATCATTTTGATTATTCAGATAAATGTTTGGATTTTAATTTATCAACTGATCAGGCAGTAGCATTGCATTTTGATGAATTACTACAACAAGATTTAAATCCTTTTTGTCTAAATGTCTTTTCGTCTAATATTCCTAATAGTTTTCAAAAACCAAGAAACGATAGTAATATGGGTGATAAAGTATCTACATGGATTAGAAATAATTGCCCTGTTGTATTTTCGTATTATTATGATGATAAAAAAATTCCTAATCCTTTTTATTTTGAAGTGCCAGATATAAGTAGCCATAAGTTAGATTTTAGGGTTAAAACAAAAAAGGATTTTAATTTCTTAAAAGAATATGTGAAGACAAAGGAACACTTAAATTTATCTGTAAAAAAACTTCTTGAAGAGCATTATACAAATTTAACAAAAATGCGTGAGTATTTAAAAACTTGTAAAGATACTAATGATGTTAAGAAAGTTTGGAACGATTTTAATCATACAATTTTAAATGAAAAAATTGGTAAATCTCTTTCTATTGTATCTTCAGAACTTGTTGATGATCTTAAAGGATTAATGGAGTTAAGATAATGAAAACAATAATTAATGAAAATGGAAAGCCTGAAGGATATGAAATCGAATTAACCCCTATCGATAAATCAGCTATGAATTTAATAGTAAAAGAACATGCTGATCTTACCCTTTGCTTACAAGAACTCGATAATTGGATAATGGCATTAAAAGAAGTCCAAGAAGAAACTTTATCAAAAGACGCTCAAGTTGAAGTAGCTAATATTTTAGAAAAGCATGATTGTTATAGTTTAGTTAGAGATTTATCTGATTAAAAAGCTTGAATTTTTTCTAGTATCCTATTATTCTGGGATACTAGATTAAAGGGGAATAAAATGAAAAAAACTTATAATTTATACACAGATCAAAAAAACGCATGGTTAGAAGTTCCTAGCATGGATGTTGTTTACTTAGATATTTACAAAAAAATAAGCCCATTTTCTTATTTTGCAAAATATGTTGATAGTAATAATAACAATGTAATGGGTAAGATTTATTTAGAAGAAGCTTTAGACCTTACTTTATTTGAACAAGCTTATAAAAAAGCATTTAAAGAAAATCCAAATATTAAAGAATTACCTTATTCAAAACCTATTAGAGAATTTGATAGATTTGATGAAAAACAAATTATTGTTGAGAATAATTTTAAACTTGGTGATTTTGTTTTTTGTAATGCATTTAGAAAAAGAGATTATGTAAAATGGAAAATTATAAAAATTGGTAAACCTCATTATCAATTTACGGATAGATATGGCAAACATCCTATTTCTATTAAAATTAAACAAAGCACTAAAAAATATCATGACGGAAGTGAGTGGGATGTAATCAATAATCCTAATATTAAAAATGTTTTTAATAATCAGCTTGAACCTTATTTTAAAATAGAGGCTAAGAAATTTTGGGATGAAGCAATTCAAAGGTGGGAAGCAAATGTCTAAAACAATTCAAGAAGTAATCAGGGAAGTAAAATATTTAAAAATACAACGTCAAAACCAAGATGACATTATTGAATTGAAAGAAGAAATTAAGTCTATCAGCACAGATTTAGAAAATCTTGCTCAAGCTAGTTTAGATTTATTTAAAAAAATTAATTCTGATAACGAGGAAGAAAGAGAAAATCTTGAAGAATATGAAAATAAACAATTAGGAAAAAAATATCCAAATGTTTATAAAGATTTCGCTGAAGAAGAGGAAGAAGAAGAGAAAGAAGAAGAGGAAGAGGAAGAAGAAGAAGAGGAAGAGGAAGAAGAAGAGGAAAGCCAAGACGCAATAATAGATCCAAAAGTAGAAAGCACGTCAAACCTTGAATATGATAATAGTAATAGCGACTATGAGAAATGGCAAAAAGAAGAAAGAAGATTAATAGAGCTTTTAGTACCTGAAAAATATCATAAAAAAGATGATAACGAACTATCAATTATAAACCCTGAAATAATATCTTTTGATATACCAAAAACATGGAAAGTAGATTTTAAAATAAAATATATTCCATTAATAAATGATAGATATGTCGGTGTCTTTGATTTTGAATATAACATTGGTGGGAGTTTTTCACCAATAGTTATTCAATCAAAACATCATAAAAGTTTACAAGAATTAAAAAATTACTTCATAAAAATATTTTTAGAAGTGGTGCAAAACGATAGAGCAAGGGGCGAACACATGACAAGTCTGGGAAAAAATGCGTCAGGAATATTTAAATATTTTGATAAATATACAAAACTTTTAATACCTGATGAAAATAAAGAAGTCGAAGAAAAGCCCAAAATAAAACCTAAGAAAAAGCCCAATAAAAAAGAAGTAAAAAAAGATAATTCAAAAGGTATTCTTAAAGAATATACAGAAATATTTAAAAAAATTAATTGTCAGGATGCTTGTAAGTTTGAAACATTGATTAACCTTTTTGAAAAGTTCAACAATAAAGTACGATCAATAAAAAACTATCCTGATAGAGAATTAAAAAGACCTTTTATCTTTAATTGGAGCAAATCAAAATTTGTTTTTCCTTGTGAAAACTTCGTACAATTTGAAGAGGATTTTTTACAATTTTTTAAAAAAATGAGTAGAAAAAAAGCTTATCTTTTTGATTTAACCAAGGTATAATATCCCAATATTTAGGGAGAATAAAATGCAACAACTAATCAAATTAAGTCAAACGTCAAAATTAAATTGTTTTTCTTTTGGTCTTGATGCTCGTGAGTGTATAACAGGGCAAAAACTAGCCAAGAAAAAAAATACAACGTGTTCAAAATGCTACGCACTCAGGGGCAATTATAATTTTTCAAGCGTAAAAAAAGGAAAAAAAACTAATTTAAATCATCTTAATGCTAAATATTTTGTGTATGTCATGACTTACCAATTGCAAAGCCTACGCCTTTTCAGGTGGTTTGATAGTGGGGATTTACCACATTTTAAATCCTTATTAAAAATTGTTGAGATTGCAAAAAATACCCCTCATTGTAATCATTGGTTAGCAACTAGAGAAATTAAGTTTAAAGTAAAATTAGATAAAATGGTTGAAAGTGGAAAAATCAAACTTCCAAAAAATTTAATGATTAGGTATTCAAGCCCAGAGATTGACGGAAAACCTTTAAAAACTCAAAAATATACATCAACAGTCCATAAAGATAAAAAACCAATTGGATTTATTTGCAAAGCCCCTTCACAAGGTAATAAATGCCTCGATTGTGTTGCCTGTTGGGATAAGAGAATAAAAAATATTTCTTATAAATTGCATTGAAACCTGAAAATAAATTTAAATCTAAAATCATAAAAAATCTTAGTGCAAATACTTTTGCAATAGAAACATATTTAAAATTTGGTCTTCCTGATATTTACGGATTTTATAAAAATAGTTCCTTTTGGCTTGAATTTAAATGTAGCAAGATGAAAAAAATTAATATCTCACCTTTACAAATATCTTGGAATTATAAGCACTTTGAATATAACCCCATTAATTTTTATATAGTAGAGAGCCTTGAAGCAAGAAGCTTTAAACTCTTCAGGGGAAATCAGGGAAAAGACCTTTTAAAAATAGGCTTTGATCTTGAGCCGTGCCTCATGCATCTTGAACCAAGAAGCGAAGACTATAAAAAACTAGATAATTTTCTTAAATCGTTATAAACTCCCAATTAAAAGGGAGAATAAAAAATGCAAGATATAATATTAAAAAATGCATTGGTTGAACTAGGTTTGCCTCAAGAAGAGGTATCTATTGCGATTAATGATTTCAAAGAAGTACAGATGAAAGATCAATGGAACAAGGAATATGATTGTCTTGATAGTGATGATTGTAATTGTCCTGAGTGTGAACAAGACGGATTGGCTCACATTGTTGGCGAGGCTCGTGCCATGTTTGGTGATAATGTTCCTGATGCTTTTGATCTTTTATATTCAAGACTTGAGCATTACGGCAAAACTCATATTAAGAATTTTAACTTAGATCGTTTCACGGCTCAGGTTAATTTGGCTGATGTTAATTATAAAGTTAGAAATGGAGAAGCATAATGGGATTATGTTTTGACGATCATTTATTATCTGATGAAGCTTTAAAAATATATCATCAACCATTATATGGTTTTTTCAGATGTTATGGAGCGTACATTTGTATGACATTATTGGGTTTACAAGTAAGCGTGATTAATGATGAAACTATTCCTGAGATTAAAAAACGTGAAGAGATACTTAATGCTATTAGTGATGATAATAAGCCTCAGGAATCTTTTATTAATTGGGAATTGTTTAAAGGTTTAAGCACCAATGCTCCATTTACTTCTAGAGATATTTGGATTAGACGAGTCATCAGACCTGTTGGGGACGTGGAGCGAGACAAGTATCTTGGTAAACAAAAAATAAATAAAATCAAAAAGGATCACTACTCAGAAATTATGAAGATCAAAGGTGATCCTGCGAAGGTAGACGAACACGAGAATAAAGTTCTTGCTTATATAAAAGGGTTACCAGAAGCCTTATATGGCCAGCAACAATAAGCGTGAGGCACGATCCAAGGATCAGGGTATTAAAGCCCTGATCTTCATCCTAATATCTTTATTAATCTTTTAACTTTACTTGGGGCTAGAGCTCTGGCCCCATAATCTTCTCCCAAAAACCTCTAAAATTTAGTCGGCAATAAATGCTATTTTTTTCACCTCCAGGCATTTTTTTTAATTAGCCCTGAGGCGTGTATCTGGACACATGAACCAGGGGCAGCAGCTGCGGGTCCCTTGAGCCTAGAAAATCCAAACCTTTTTTTAAGCAACCCCCACCACCAAAAATCGGCCCACGAAAAATTTTACATACCCCTATAGCCCTAATTCACACAAACATTTACATCCCAAATCATTTGCATATACTAAGATCAATGATCAAAAGAAGATTTGATTTAAATCCTTATGAAGCTCTTGGTTGCATGGTTCGTATCAACTACGACAGTAATTACATGAAGTTTATGGAGGTAGAACATCTTATAGACCACTATCTTAAAAGTATTGTTCAGGGAAACTATCTCCTTTGGACAAGAGATAATAAACCTTTTGCCTATGCAACGTGGGTCCCTAGCCAAGAAAAAACCGAAGTGTTCCATATGGCAGCCCCCTACGGCAAAGTTTTGTACCTATGTAAAGACTTGAAAAGGTACTTAAATAAATATAAAAAAATATATAAGGTAAGTTTCATGAGACGTGACTCACGAGGCAATCTTAAACGAAATGGATATATAAATACATGGGATCAGAAACAGGAAAAAGTTCAAGGAACGCAGAGAGACAAGCAAACACCGCTGAGTTAATGTCAAACATCATGGCACCCGGTGCAGGTGAGATTTCTAAAAAGAGAGAAAAAGAATTACAAGACGCAGCCAACAAAGGTAGAGGTGTACAATTTGTTCCTGGTGATCCATATGTTGGTGGTGAAAATGTTTTCAGAATAGATCCTGCCACAGGTGAAAAGAAAAGAGTTATGCGAACAGGAACCACTGCCGCTGACTTCACAGGAAATATTATCGCAAACAAACCTACTACAGGAGAATTTTTTGGTGATATCACGAGAGGATTATTTGGTGGTCAAGCAGATGCACCACAATTCAACTTACCTGTTAAACCACCTGCTTCGACAACATCACAAGCTAACGCTCTTGTTCCCTCACTCGTAGGTTCAGGTGATGTAAACTTTGCTAACATGGCACCAGCTCCACAAAGAACACAAGGTTTAATTCCTAACGTGATTAATACAGGAGGTATCATGGGCCTTCTCATGAACACAGGCAAAGACCTTTTAGGAAAAGGTAAAAATATGTTTGGTCCTGCAATTCCAGATCCTGTTCCCACAGGAAGTCTATCTAATCTGTTTGGTCCTGCAATTCCAGATCCTGTTCCCACAGGAAATATATTTGATTTATTTAGAGGTATGGGGAATCAACCAGTAGGCAGGGTTGTCCCTGAAGCAAGCGTCATGCCTCAAGAAGCAGTAGGCATTGAATCTATTCCCGATGCAACTGATACACCCGCATTTAAAGATTTAACTCCACAAGATATTTTAAAACAACCTTTAGAAAGCCTTGCTGAAATTCAGGATGTATTTGAACAAGGTGCATTAGTGGACGATATTTTAAGATCTGATTTTATGGAATCTTCAGGTGGAAAAGGAAGTAAAGAATTTTTACAAATGACAACAACCCCTTTTTATAATAAATACAGAGAACTTTCTGAACAATATCCTGAATTATATCAATCTGTATTTCCACAAGGTAGAGTAGTATTTGCCACTAGTTAGTGATTCATGGCTCACGCCTCATTAAACACAGCTCCTAGAGAACAATTAGAACAAGAACTCATCGCAGAGAAGATGCGATATCTCGATCATTGTGAAAAAAAATTTATTCCTTTCGTCAAACACGTTTGGCCCGAGTTCATTGATGGCAAACATCACAGACAGATAGCAAAGAAGTTTGAAGATATAGCAAAAGGAAAGATAAAACGTTTAGTAGTTAACATGCCACCTCGACATACAAAATCAGAATTTGCTTCCTATCTTTTTCCTGCATGGATGATTGGAAAAAATCCTAAATTAAAAATAATTCAAACCTCCCACAACTCGGAACTCGCTACACGCTTCGGTAGAAAGATGAAGAATTTGGTAGATGATAGTTTGTACAATCAAATATTTCATAATGTCCAGATTGCAACTGACAGTAAAGCGTCAGGTCGTTGGGAAACGAATCATGGTGGTGAATACTTTGCTGCGGGTGTGGGTGGAGCGATTACTGGTCGTGGTGCAGATTTACTGATTATTGATGATCCCCACACGGAACAAGATGCAATGTCCGATACAGCAATGGACAATACCTATGAGTGGTATACTTCTGGTCCTCGTCAGCGTTTGCAACCAGGGGGAGCTATTGTTGTGGTTATGACACGATGGAGCGAGAAAGATTTAACAGGACAATTAATAAAAGCTCAGGCAAAAACTGAAAAGGGAGATAAGTGGGAAGTCATTGAGTTCCCTGCAATCATGCCTAGTGGTAATCCTATCTGGCCTGAGTATTGGAAGATTGAAGAATTAGAAAAAGTAAAAGCAGCTATTAGTGAAAGTAAATGGCAAGCTCAATATCAACAACAACCCACCAGTGATGAAACAGCTATTATCAAAAGAGAGTGGTGGAAGAAATGGACAAAGCCTAGTGTCCCGCCTTTATTACACATCATTCAAAGTTATGACACAGCCTTTAGTAAAAAAGAAAGTGCTGACTATTCTGCTATTACAACATGGGGCGTGTTTCAAGATGATGGCATGTTAGGTCCCAGTTTAATTATGATGGATGCACAAAAAGGAAGATGGGACTTTCCTGAACTCAAACGTATCGCATTAGATAAGTACAAAGAATATAATCCTGACAGTGTGATCATTGAAGCAAAAGCATCAGGTATGCCTTTAACACAAGAATTAAACAGATTAGGAATCCCAATATCGAACTTTACACCTAGTAGGGGTAATGATAAGTTGACAAGAGTTAACTCCGTTTCACCTGTATTTGAATCAGGAAAAGTTTACTACCCTGAAGGATACGAGTGGGCTGAAGAAGTGATTGAGGAATGTGCAGCGTTTCCTTACGGAGAATATGATGACTATGTGGATAGTATGACACAAGCAGTGATGAGATATAGACAAGGGAATTTTGTGTTGTTAGATGATGACTACGAAGCTCCCCCAAGAGATTATAAGGAATACGAGTATTATGGCTAACTTAAAAGATATTCTAGCAAAAGTAAGAAAAGGTGTGTTGGATGAAGGGATTAATATTCCAACAGCTGGAGGAGGAACTTCTCAAACCACTTCTAGTAGAGTGGCATCAACCTATCGACTTCCCCCTGGAGGAACAGAACAAGTGTTACGTGCTAGTACAACTACACCAGGTGTCATGCGTTCAGGAACAATTTTAAATGTGACAGATTCTTATAAGAAAAATATTTTAGGACTTTCTCCTGGTGAGTTACTGGTAAACGTAGAAGAAATGCAACTTGATAAATTTAAATCTAAACGTGTTCCTCCTATGGGTTATGAATTTGTAGATATCAAACCTTTCAGACCAACAGAAATGACTTTTAAAGATTGGTACACAGATACTTATAAAAAAGATGTTATTAGAACTCCAAAAGATTTAGCAGAATACAAATATTTCAACAACCAACAATTTTTGAAAGATATGAATCAGGGAGGGGACCTTGCAAAATTAAAAGGTGGAACTGGTTTAGGATACAGAACCTATACTAAAGATGCTTTGAATAAACTTGCTATTGATAAAGGATATGTTTTAGCACTTCCAGATGTTCCAGGTGGACCAAAGACTCAAAGTTTAGAAAGATTTGTTGGTCAACAATTTGATGCAATTGATAAGGCTCAAGTTTCTGATATTAAATTTGGTCCAATGATTGAACAATTAAAAAAAGAGGATCCAAAAAAATATAAAATATTGACCAAAAACTTTGGCAAAGAAAGAATAAAATTTGCAATGGAATCCGTTGTAGATGGAGCCTCTGTTGATGCTGTTTCGAAAGCAAAAGAAGAGCTAGGAGATAAATTTGATTTTAATTCTCCTGCTACAAAGAAAGCTATTGCGAGTAATTTTAAAACATTACTAAGAGGTGCACTATGGGGACCTGCGGGTGTCATGGCAGTAATTACTGAAGGACTAGCTGCGGGAGAATTAAATCCTGAAGATCAAAGTTTAGAAACAAAACAAAGAATTGAAAGTGGTGAAGTTTATACCGAGGATGAACGATTACAAAGAATGATGTATCGTGAAAATCCTGAAGTAGCTAAGTTGATTAGAGAGGGAGCAGATTTATCTCCTAGAATTCAAGGAATGGATCCTTTAGGATTGATGAAACCAAAGAAGAATAAAAAGGTAGATAGTACAAAAGAAACAGGTATTATGACAATTGATGAAGTATTCAAATAAAAAAATTATTAGTAAACCAAAAGTAAGAATAGTAAAGCCGAGAGGATTTGAAAGAATGATGCCACAAAAAAGACCAAGAACGAGGATAAGCTAATGGCTGTTGACAAAAGAATTTCATATGAAGATATTAAGGATAGCTCTATTGAAGTAGAGGGTGAGATTCCACAAGATATCACTATTGACGAAGAGATAGAAACAACTGACTTTGAAGAAGATGCAACAGGAGCCATGGTTCCTAGTAAACCTGAGCTAGCTCCCGTATCATTTAATTCAAATCTAGCAGAATATTTAACAGACCAAGATTTAGATATGATGTCTATTGAGCTTCTTGGAGATATCACCGATGACAAAACATCAAGAGAAGATTATTACGAAACATATGTAAAAGGTTTAGATCTTTTAGGATTTAAACTACAAGAAAGAACTCGTCCTTTTAGAGGAGCATCCTCTGTAACACATCCTGTTTTAGCAGAAGCAGTGACACAATTTCAAGCCCAAGCATATCGTGAACTTTTACCTGCGGGTGGACCTGTTAAAACAAAGATTATGGGAACTCCAAGCCCTGAAGTAGAAGAACAAGCAGATCGTGTAAAAGATTTTATGAACTATCAAATCACAACAGTGATGAAAGATTATGATCCTGAGACAGATCAAATGTTATTTTATCTACCATTAGCAGGATCAACATTTAAAAAGATTTATTATGATGCTGTTTTACAAAGAGCAAAAGCAGAATTTGTTCCCGCAGAAGATTTAATTGTTCCCTATCATGCATCAAATTTAGAACAAGCTGAAAGAGTTACTCATGTTATCAAAATGAATGAGATTGAGTTAGAGAAGAAGAAAGCTTTAGGTCTATATCGTGATGTAGAATTACAACCTCATGATGACACCAGTAATATTCAAGATAAGTATGATCAAATCGATGGCACAAAAGCAACTGCTTATAAATCTGATGAATACACTTTGTTTGAATGTCACTGTTATTTAGATATACCAGGATTTGAAGATGCAAACGGAATGAAGCTTCCTTACATTGTCACTGTTGATGAGGGATCAGGTAAAGTTTTATCTGTCTACAGAAACTTTGACGAGAAAGATCCTTTAAAGAAAAAGAAAGATTACTTTGTACATTACAAGTTTTTACCTGGGCTAGGTTTTTATGGCTATGGATTAATACACATGATTGGTGGATTATCCAAAACCGCAACACTTGCATTAAGACAGCTTCTTGATGCAGGAACCTTGAGCAACTTACCCGCAGGTTTTAAAACAAGAGGTTTAAGAATACGTGATGACGATCAACCCTTACAACCAGGTGAATTCAGAGATGTGGATGCACCAGGAGGATCTATTCAAGGTTCTTTAATTAATCTTCCTTACAAAGGTCCCGATCAAACCCTTTTTCAACTTCTTAATTTCTGTGTCGGGGCTGCAAAGAATTTTGTCAGTGTAGCAGATGCAAAGATTGCTGACATGGGTTCAAACAATCCTGTTGGCTCTACAATTGCTATGTTGGAGCGTGGTTCAATGGTCATGTCTTCTATTCATAAAAGATTACACTATGCACAAAAAGAAGAGTTTCAGTTATTAGCTCAGGTATTTAAATTATTCCTACCTCCTATTTATCCTTACGCAACTTCAGGTGCTAATATGATGGTCAAAGTGACAGACTTTGATGATCGTGTAGATGTCATTCCTGTATCTGATCCAAATATTTTTTCCATGGCTCAACGAGTTGCATTAGCACAACAACAATTACAATTAGCTCAATCAAATCCACAGATCCATAATGTAAGAGAAGCGTATAGAAGAATGTATCAAGCTTTAAATGTTCAAAACATTGATCAAATTCTTCCCCCTCCTCCTCAACCAGCACCACAAGATCCTGCTACTGAAAACGCAAACGCTTTAAGAAGTCTTCCTATTCAAGTTTTTCCTGGACAAGAACACGAAGCTCATGTCCAAGCCCATAGATTTTTTATGTCTAGTGCTTTGGTAAAAAGTAATCCTGCTATTTTAGGAGTTTTACAAGCTCATATTAGTGATCATATATCAAGCATGGTTAGAGAAAAAGTTAATGCTGAAATTGAACAAAAGATTCAGGCACAGATTGCTCAACTACAAAGACAATTAGCACCTGAAGAAATTCAAGCCATCCAACTTGAAGCAGAAAAAATTATTGCTGTAAAGATTGCAGAAGAAACAGCTAAACTTGTTACTGAAGAGCAACTGACTTTAGATGGAGCTGGAGAAGATCCTTTAATAAAACTCAAAGAAAGAGAATTAGATCTTCGAGAAATGGATATTTTAAGAAGAGCCTCAGAAGATCAAGATCAAATGGAACTTGATAGTATGAGATTGATGCAGAAAGATCAGATTGATCAAGAAAAAGTAAAAATTTCACAAGAAAGAAATGATATCAATGCAGCAAAGGCAATGAGTAAATAATGGCTACAACAAAAAAATCTACTAAAACGTACAAACCTATCACAAAGAAAAAATTAGTTACAAAATATGGTAATATTCTGAAAGGAACTCCTTCTTCAACAGGTATGAAAAATTCTAATAAGTTCTTAACAAAAAATATAGATACAAAATCAAGGATGAACTTGATGAAAAAGAGAAGAGTATGACAAAATCTCAAAAAAAAGTTAAGAAAGTTATGAAAGAATTTAAAAAAGGTAAATTAAATATAGGAAAGTCAAAAAAACCCGTAAAATCAAGAAAACAAGCTATTGCAATAGCTTTATCTGAGGCAGGAAAATCAAAATAAAATGAAACATGAAGAACAATATAATCGATTTATGGATGAGATCATGAAACAAACAGATAAAATGTGTAAAAGTTCAGATGATCAAATTCTTGCTGCTACATCTATGATTTATTGTGCTAGAATTATATTTGAACAATTTTATGGCAAGGAAATGGCTGTTAATTTGATTGACAGTTTAGGTGGATCGAAGGTAGACTTCGACAAACCAACAATGCATTGAGGTAAAACATGGAAAAACAAAACAAAGTCGTAGACAAGGACCAATATCAGGTAACTGATGGTAAAAAGGTTCCTTTTAAGACTATGGGCAATGAACCAAGTGGTAAAACACGAGGTCAATACGCTGTTCAGGTTAAAAAGGTACCATTCAAAGGAGTATTCTAATGGATATGATTAAAAAACTTTGGAATGACCACCCAAAAAAGAAGTGGTTAATCGTAGGTCTCGTAATAGGTTGGGCACTCGCTCAATATATTTAATTAATGTTATCTAAATTATTAGGTGGATCTTTAGTAGACACTGTCGGTAAAGTTATTGACAGTGTCCACACTTCAGAGGAAGAAAAAGGTCAAATCAAAATAAAACTTCAACAATTAGAAAACGAAATTAATTCTAAACAAATGGATATTAACTTGGCTGATGCTAAGTCTACTGCTACAGGTTTTGGTGGCATGATGCAGCGGTCGTGGCGCCCCCTCATCGGGATGTCCTGTGCGTTAGCGATATTGTGGGAATTTGTATTAAAACAATTTATTGTTTTTATTTTAGCTGCTTTCAGCATTCAACATAACCCTCTTCCAGAGCTTGACATGTCGACTTTATTTCCACTCGTCACAGCTTTGCTCGGAATGTCTGGGCTTCGCTCTTGGGAAAAAAGTAGGAAAATTACTAAATAATGTGTGAAGGTTGTGATAATCTTTGTCTTAAATGTGAATCACAATTATCTTTATGTGAAGGATGCGGTTGTCTTTGCCATTGCGGACAATCTTGTATAGAATGTGGTCACGTAGGATGTAGACATGGTAATAACGAGGAATCAAATGAGCAAAACAACAAGCACGCCAAGGAAGAGCAAATCAACTGTTAACAAGGCTGGTAATTATACTAAGCCTGGAATGAGAAAAAGTTTATTTAATCGTATTAAAGCTGGAGGAAAGGGTGGAAACCCTGGACAGTGGAGTGCAAGAAAAGCACAGATGTTAGCTAAACAATATAAAGCTAAGGGCGGTGGCTATAAAAGCTAATGGCCTTAAAAAAATCACAGAAAAGTTTAAAAGACTGGGGTAAACAAAAATGGAGAACTTCCTCAGGTAAACCTTCTAAGGGAAAAAGAAGATATTTACCTGATGCTGCTTGGAAATCACTTAGCCCCGCTGAAAAAGCAGCTACAAATAGAGCAAAAGCAAAAGGAGATAAGAAAGGAAAACAATTTGTTAAACAACCTAAAAACATTGCTAAGAAAACTTCTAAATTTAGATAAAGCAAAGGATGAGCATTCTGAATATTGGGGGATAGGATCATGATTGAAATAAATAATACACTTCGTGAGCGAGTTCGTTTACATGAAGGCTATAGGGATCATGTCTATCTGGATAGTTTAGGAAAAAAAACTGTGGGTATAGGCCATCTTTGTGTTGAAGACTTTTGGGAAGAAGACAAAAAATATGAGGAAGAATTTTTATTAGACATTTTTGAACAAGACTTAGTTGAAGCATGCACTAATGCAGATGAACTAATTGAGGATCGTTGTCCTGATAATGAATTACCTTTAGACATACAGCATGTCTTAGTGGAAATGGTGTATCAATTAGGAATTGGAGGTGTAGGTAAGTTTAACAATATGTGGACTGCTCTGAATAATGCAGATTATTATACGGCCTCACAAGAAATGAAGGACTCACGATGGTGGAAACAAACCAAAAAAAGATGTGAATCTTTATCTGCTATAGTCGAGTCATTTGCTTAAATGGATATAATTAAATTTTCAGATCATTTAAGAAAGCTCTTGAAACAAAAACAAAGTGATATAAGTTTATACGTATCTCAGGGTGTGAAAGATTGGGATCAATATAATAACATGGTAGGTAAATACCATGCTTACAACGAAATGCTTGCTGAGGTCAATTCGTTGCTGAAAAGAATGGAGCTTGATGATGGAGACATCAACAACTGACAAACTTCCTACCCCTACGGGTTGGAGACTATTAGTTCTTCCTTACAAAAGAAAAGAAAAAACAAAAGGTGGAATTATTCTCACTGATCAATCTTTAGAAGAATCACAAATAGCATCAAGTATTGGACTGGTTTTAAAAGTAGGACCAGACGCTTACAAAGATAAAGAAAGATTTCCTAATGGTCCTTGGTGTAAGGAAAAAGAATGGGTAATTTTTGGAAAGTATGCTGGTTCAAGAATTAGAATTGAAGGTGGCGAAGTTAGACTTATGAATGACGATGAAATTTTAGGGGTTATTGATGATCCTGAAGATTTCCTACAATCATGATAGGAGCTAAATCATGCAAACAAATATAGAACAAGATAAAAGAGAAGATATTGAAGTAGAGCTACCGGAAGAGGTAAAAGTAGAAGAACAAGCTCAACAAGCTCAAGATTCTTCTGAACAACCTCAAGAAGAAATTAAGGTTGAGGAAACTCAGGATAATAAAGATGAAGTTGAAAATTATTCTGTAAAAGTTAAATCAAGAATAGACAAATTAACCAAACGATTAAGAGAAGCTGAACGTAGAGAAGAAGCAGCGATAGCTTTTGCTAAAGGTGTACAGCAAGAAAAAGATAAAATTGCTGGTGCTTATCAAAAATTAGATAAAAACTATATTGATGATCTCTCTAAATCTGTTGAAGATAGATTAGGTAGTGCAAAAGAAAAATTAAAAGCTGCTATTACTAATCGAGATGTTGATGAACAGATTTCAGCCAATGAATTAATAGCAAAACTAACTATAGATAGAGAAAGAATAGCTTATTCTAAACAACAACAAGAAGAAAATGTTGATGAAAAGCCTGTAGAGACGCAAGAAGCACAACCTCAACAACCAACTACACCTAAACCTGATCCAAAAGCAGTTGAATGGGCCAATAAGAACGATTGGTATGGTGATGATGAAGTTATGACAGAATCTGCTAAAGCAATTCATCGTGAACTTATAAGAAATGGTGTTGATCCTACTTCAGAAGAGTACTATAGTGGTATTGATAAAAAAATTCGTGAATATTTTCCTCAAAAATTTACACAAGAGGAAAATGTAGAAATTGACAGTAAACCGATCCAGCCTGTTGCTTCTACCACACGCTCAAACGTAAAAAAAGCTGGTCGCAAAGTAGTAAGACTCACTCCGTCACAAGTAGCAATGGCGAAACGATTAGGAGTGCCTATCAATGAATATGCTAAATACGTGAAGGAGGCATAAATGGAAAATAAAGATGTAAAAAAGACTTCACGCTCTTCAGAGACCCGTGAAAAAACTGTTCGTAAAAGAGGTTGGGTTCCTCCATCATCACTTGAAGCCCCTGAACCACCTGAAGGTTGGCACCACAGATGGATCAGAGCTGAAACACGAGGACTTGCTGATGACAAAAATGTCATGGGAAGAATTCGTTCTGGATATGAGTTCGTTAGGGCTGACCAGTATCCAGACAGAAACGATCTACCAAAATATGAAGACGGTAGATATAAGGGCGTAATTGGAGTAGGTGGTTTGATACTGATGAGGTGTCCTATAGAAGTAAAAGAAGACCGAGAAGAATATTTCTTGCGTCAAACTCAAGGACAAAAAGAATCAGTGGAAAATGATATATATCGAGACGAACACCCTAGTATGCCTATCCAAGCGGAGAGGCAAAGTAATGTGACTTTTGGACCGAAGAATAAAAAATCTTAAGTCTAAAAGTTGGTTATTAACAACTAAGACTAAAGGAGTCAAAAATGGCAAATATAAATAGTGTATTTGGATTCAGACCCGTCAAAGGCGTAGGTGCTGGTTATACCGCTATAGGTTCTAACGAGTACTCAATCGCAAGCGGTGAATCCTCTGCTATATTTCAGGGTGATCCAGTTGTATTAAATGCAAATGGTTCTATCTCTGTAGGTTCGACTGCTGGAGCAGAGTTGATAGGGATTTTTAACGGTTGTTTCTATGATGATCCAACAACTAAAAAACCAACCTTCTCAAATTTCTATCCAGGGGGCGTAACACAAACTAACATGCAAGCTTTTGTATTCGATGATCCAAACATGCTTTTCGAAGCAAAGATTGACGATACAAATGGCGGGCAAGCACAAGTAGGAAGTAATGCAAACATTGCAACCTATGCAGCTGGTTCAACTAACAACGGTGTATCAGGGGTTTCTCTTGATGGTAGTACTTTTGCTACTTCAAATGCAGCAAACTTCAGAGTAGTAAGTTTATCTACTGATGTAGATAACAATGATTATACAGCAGCTAATGCTTCAATTATTGTTAAAATAAACAAGCACTCTTTAACTGATACTACAGGCGTATAAACAGGAGGTTAAACTATGGCAATATCAAGACAACAACTAGTTAAAGAACTAGAGCCAGGGTTAAACGCACTGTTTGGCCTTGAGTACGATAAGTACGAAAATGAACACGCTGAAATCTTTGATCAAGAAGCATCAGAGAGAGCTTTTGAAGAAGAGCAGATGCTCGTAGGCTTTGGTAACGCAAGAACTAAAGCTGAAGGTGCATCAGTTACTTTTGATTCAGCACAAGAGTCATTCACAGCTCGTTATACACACGAAACAATTGCGTTAGCGTTTGCTATAACAGAAGAAGCAGTGGAAGATAATCTTTATGACAGACTGTCAGCAAGATATACTCGTGCACTAGCTCGATCAATGGCTTATACAAAGCAGATCAAAGCAGCTGATGTGTTAAACACTGCTTTTGCAGCAGGTGGAGCAGCAGGAACTAATCCTGGTGGTGATGGTGTGTCACTTATTAATACACAACACCCAACAGCATTAGGCGGTGATTTCTCAAACAGACTTGCTGTTGACGCTGACCTCAACGAAGCCTCATTAGAGCAGGCATTGATTGACATCTCTCAGTTTGTTGATGAAAGAGGACTATTAATTGCAACTAGAGGTAGAAAACTGATTATTCCAGTTCAATCTCAATTTGTAGCTGATAGAGTCTTAAGCTCACCAAACAGAGTAGGAACAGCAGATAATGATATAAATGCATTAAGGAATATGAATATGATTCCAGAAGGTTATGTAGTAAATCACTACTTAACTGATACAGATGCATTCTATATTAAAACTGACTCTCCTAATGGTTTCAAGCATTTCGTAAGAACTCCATTAACAACTGCAATGGAAGGTGATTTTGAAACAGGTAATATGAAATACAAAGCAAGAGAAAGATATAGCTTCGGCTTTTCAGATCCTCGTTGTGTATTTGGTACATCTGGTGCATAATAAATAATCCTTTCAAGGTAATTTAAGGGGCGGTTGTCTTTGACTCCGCCCTTTTTTTATGCAAAAATAAAACTTTATTAACCCTATGACCCTTCGGGGACTATTAACAAAAGGAGATAGACATGGGAACAACTACATTTTCGGGTCCAGTAAAAGCTGGAACGATTAAAGACACAATAGGAACCACTTTAGGAACTAATGTAAAAAACACTGGTTTTGTTGTAATGGCACAATCAGCAATTGTTGATGTTATTGGTGCTTCTCACTTAAACCAAGTGATAGCAACAATTCCTGCAAACTCACAAATCACTGATGTGGTATTAAATGTAACCACAGTAAATAATGACTCTGGTGCTGCAACTGTTTCAGTAGGAACGATAGATGATGCTAATGCTTTTATTGACGCTGCAAACGCTAAGGCATTAGGTACTACTTATGGTACTCTTGACACGGAAGCTACAAATATTGGCACAACTGATATTCAAGTGGTAGCTGATTTTACAGGAGCTAGTGGCGATGCAACAACAGGTGCTGCAACAGTGACTGTGAAATATTTACAAAATAATTCAATAGCACTTGCTGGCGATGTACCTGCGTAAGGAGTAAAATATGTTAAATTTTAGATCTGCTAAAGTAACTGGAACAGGTGATGTCACTACTGGCTCAGCCAGACTAATTGCAATCCATGCCGTTTGTGGAGGCACTGCAGGTAGCATAGTATTGAAAGACTCAAGCACTGGTGCAACTTTGTTGGATCTAGATACTCCTGCTTCTGCTACTACAGTAATTGACACATATATTGGAGATTTTGGTATGAGATTTCAAAAAAATATTCATGCCACATTAACTAATGTTACATCACTTACTTGTATCTTTGGATAATGGCTGATAAGCAACCACCAAAAACTAAAAAATATTTCCGCTCCACAAAAAGTGGGGCGGGAATGACTAAAGCAGGAGTTGCTAAATATAGAAGAGACAATCCTGGTTCTAAATTAAAGACAGCAGTCACTGGAAAAGTGAAGCCCGGAAGTAAAGCTGCAAAGAGAAGAAAATCTTACTGTGCTAGATCTGCTGGTCAAATGAAACAATTTCCTAAAGCAGCTAAAGATCCAAATTCAAGACTAAGACAAGCGAGGAAAAGATGGAGATGTTAAATAATAATTGTATAGCATGTGGATGTAATCCTTGTATATGCGATGATGAATGTGATAGTTGTGGTGCGTAATGAAACAACTTGCAATTATATTATTCTTTTTTACTGCAATAGCAGTGGCAACGGACACAAGAGCAAATACCAACACCGTATCCTCAACAGTTTTAAATAACTCGCCTTCAACAGCAAGCGCACCGACTATTCTCAATAATAATAATGATATTTGTAAAGTTGGGATTGGAGGAAGTGTGCAAAATAATATTTTAGGAGTAGCTACAGGTTACGTCATCACAGACGAATTTTGTGAGCGTGTTCGCACCAGTAGGGCACTTTATTCCTACGGTATGAAAGTCGCTGCGGTGAGTCTACTATGTCAAGACCATCGTACTTGGACAGCCATGACAGATGCAGGAACCCCGTGTCCTGTACAAGGTTTGATTGGAGCGGAAGCTGCCGCTTATTGGGAAGAAAACCCAGAGGAGATCCCTGAGGGCTCTCGATATAGAGAAGAATATCTAACAGCAAATAAACCAGAAACAGAGGAGTTTACAGATGTACAAAACGTTGCTCTTTACAAAGCTATGCTTGTTGTTCTTACTGGTATCATTTTATTCTAAAGCAGACTGTCTACCTGATACTGAAGGACTTTGTACTCCAGGAGTCACAATCACAGAAGATACACAAATTGACAAAATAGAAGAAGATAAAGGTACAGAAATTGTTACAACAACAACGACTACCAAAACCACAACAACAGTAACAGTCACTAACAAAGATTCTGGTAATGTTTTAAACTTACCTGATATGTCTCAAGATTGGGGTGGTGAAGGGCCTGCTAGTATGCGATCAGGAAATGCTTGTTACGGATTAGGCACAGATACATGTGCAGAGATTACAGGTAGTGGAAACACAACTTCTAATATGGGAGTTGAAGGTATGGGAACAACCTTTATTCAAAATGTTAATCTATCAGATTTACAAATAGATAAGGGTGGTCAAGTTAAATACTCAATTGAGGTAGATAAGCAGGATGCTGAAGATAGAATATACATGCACATTACAGGGCTTAACGGAAGTAGCCAAGTCTTTACAGGAACTGATATCTTGTCTGAATCTGGAATATCAAGTGGATACCAGTCTTATGACGGCACTTTCGATTTCAGTGGCGTTTTAAATAGAGTCACCATAGAAATTGGTGGACGTGATGTCAATCTAGCGGTAGGACCAGTCTTTGATTCAGTATCTCTTAACGTGTTCTATAATGTTATCGACACCATAATAACACAGCAGATAACTTCAGTAGAAGAAATAGTTTATTTGAATTTATTTAATTCAACAGAGTTAGATTTTGCAGAGGAAGTATTTGAGTTTAATGATATTACAACCAATGATGAAGGTAATATAGAATTTGCACCTATAGAAGAAGAATACGAAGAAGTCACTTATGAAACTGTTGAAATAGAAATGGTAGAACTAGAATTAGATTTTAAAGCAGAGATTCCAGAGATTGAAATGGAAATGCAAGAATTAGAGATTGAGCTAGAATTAGAAATGGAAATGGAATTAGAGTTAGAAATTCCTGAACCTGAACCTGAAGTTGAAACTGTAGAAGAACCCAAAGAAGAAGTTGAAGAAATAAAAGAACCTGAGGAAGCACCTAAAGAAATAGAAAAGGTTGAAGAGGTAGAAGAACCCAAGGAAGAGCCTAAGAAAGAACCTAAAAAAGAAGAGCCTAAGAAAGAACCTACTGCTAAAGAAAAAGCAGCAACTAAAATAGTTAAAAAGATTGATGACAAAGCAAGATATGATGATGCTGCTCAAACAAAAACATTGATTGTCATGCAAATACTAGGTAATACAAAATCGTTTTTTGATACTCAGTCATACATACAAGACACAAACGTTACTGAATATTTAAACAAGACAATAGAAGACCAGTATGGTATGTTGTTCGAAATGGCACAGGAAAATACAATTCAGGAGATGATAGATGCCCAGTATTGAATATTCGGGTTTAAAGGTAAGTGGAGGTAAAGCTTTCGCTATTCTTACACTATTAGGTGCCCTAGGTAGTGGTGCTTGGGCAGTCTTTGAATTTTGGAAAAATTATCAAGACCTAACCGCCAAAGTTTTGGAGTATACAGCTCCCGATCTATCTAAATATGATGAAGAAATAGCAGTTTTAAAATCAGAACTAGATATAATATTGGACGAAATTACCATAATCAGTGATGTGGCACGTGATATGCGTTCAGATATGAAGGCTGATTTACGTCAACAATCTAATGATATTCGACACATAACCGAAATTGTGAATGACGTGGAAGATAGACAAAAAGAAGATACAAGAGAAGTATTTGATGAGTTAAAGCTCATTGAAGAAAGCCTTGACTTACAAATTAATAAGGCTTTAAATAACCCTTTAAACAATATGAGTGCTAAAACAAAATGAAACTAGAAATTAAAACAGTATTACCCTATCTAGTGCTATTTGGCACATTAGCCATGACATGGGGCATGTGGTCAGAACGTTTAAATGCAGTAGAAGTTAAAGCAGATAGTGTTGCAAAAATGCAACAAGATCTAGCTGTTATAAAAGTCCAAATTCAAGCAATTGATGAAAAAATGGCTTGGATGGAAGAATTTTTAATTAAAAACTATAAAGAATATTAAGAAGAAAGGTTTTATATGACACCGAAAGAAGAAGATTTTTCACGTTTGAAAAAAGAAAATAAAGATTTAAAAAGACAAATTAATAAAATTCTTGGTGAAAATTCAAGGAAAGATGATCAATTGAAAGAAAAAGATTTACACATTAATTTTTTAACTGAAAGATTAGCAAAGTGGGCAGATAAATTTTTCGATTTGAGAACAGGGTTTATTAATTTACCCATCTCTGCTAGAATTAAAAAAGCAGAGGAAATGGGTATTGCTTTGAGTGAAAAAACACAATCTTAAACTAATCACTGAAGATCTAAGGATTTGGAGTAGAGAGTATCTCGAAATACCAAACGTACATCTTAATAAAATGCCAGCTTGTCCTTTCGCAAAACAAGCTTGGAAAGATGAAAAAGTAGTAATAGATGTAAGAAATATTGAAAAAGGTTATACAAGAAACTTAAATAACAAGATAAAAGAAATAAATTGGAATAAAAAAGAAATATTAATATTCTGTGATTTGTCTTTTAAAGAATATTCATTGAACAAATTTCAAACTAAAGTAGATCGTTTTAACAACAAATATAATAAAAAAGATTTGTATTTTATGGGATTTCATCCTAGGAATCCTGCAAATGATGAGGATCAAGCTTTTTTAGTAGAACCTAATGGAGACAGAGAAAGTTTACCTAAATCTGATTTAGAGTACTCAATGATGCTTGTACAAAAGTTCTCGCAATTATATTATGCTTCTGTTAAATTACATAAAATGGGTTATTATAAGTTATGGCCAAAAGACTATTATAATGATGTAGTGAAAAATAGACAAATGTTATATGAACAGCTAAACAAAGGAGCTAAAAAATGATGGGCAAAAAGAAAAATGTTGTAAAAATGCGTGGTGGCGGAATGTTAAAAATGCGTGGTGGCGGAATGGCTAAGAAGAAACAAGTCACAAAAAAGAAAACAAAAAAAACAACGAAAAAGAAAAAATAATTTATGGCTACTTCAGGAACAACAGATTTTAATCTTAATATAGATAGAGTAATTGAACGTGCTTATCGTAGAGCAGGTCGTTCTATGCGTACAGGATATGATCTTGATGCTGCTAGAGATAATTTAAATTTGTTGTTTTCTGAATGGGCTAATAGAGGTTATCAACTTTGGAAAGTAAAAAATACCACTGCTAACTTAACAGCAAGTACATCTCTTTATACAGCACCTAGTGATGCAGATGATATTTTAGAAATGGTTTTTAGACAAACATCAGGAAGCACAGTTACTGATACAACAATGACTAAAATTTCAAGATCAGAATATCAGAATATTCCAAATAAAGGATCAACAGGAACTCCTACACAATATTATGTAAGAAGAAATTTAGCCAATGTTGAAATTAATCTTTACTTAACACCTCTAACCACAGACACACAAATTAATTATTGGTACGTTGGAAGAATACAAGATGTAGGAGCATATACAAACACTGCTGATGCACCTTTTCGTTTCTTACCTTGTATGGTAAGTGGACTTGCATATTATTTATCTCAAGAAGTAAATCCTGCTTTATCAGGTGAACTTGAAAGAAGATATGAATCAGAGTTAGCCAGGGCAATTACTGAAGACAGTCAATCGACTTCAGTGAATATTGTTCCTAAAAACTTTTATCCAGGAGTTTAAATGTCTTTTGCAGTAGGAAAATTTTCACAAGCGATTTGTGACAGGTGTGGTTTTGCTTATCCCTACCTAACATTACAAAAAGAATGGAATGGATTAGAAGTCTGTCAAGAATGTTATGAACCAAAACATCCACAATTAGAACCACCTTATTCAAGTGCAGATGCTGAAGCAATTGAAAATCCAAGACCAAAAAAACCACAAGCTGTTGTAGTTGTAGCGGGAAATCCAAATGATACTTTTTTTAATAGTAATGGGATGCAACCATCAACAATAAGTAGACCATTATTATCTTTAACAAGAACGGGTACTCTAAACATAATTACTGACGATACTGATGTCATAGCTACAGTAACAGGACTTCTATCAAGTTCTGGAATTGGTCAAGCTACCGGTGTAGGAGATACTATTTATACAGTCACTGTGGGATCAAAAAGTGGTGGAGGAAATGCTTTTTATATTGATGGAGTTGAAAGACCTACTCTTTCTTTAACAGAAGGAGATACTTACGTATTTAACTTAGATAGCGGAACAGTTCCTAGTCATCCATTTTATTTAAGCACAACAGATGATGGAAATCACAACGGTGGTTCACCTTATTCTACAGGAGTAATATATAGAATAAATGGTTCTGATGTATCCGAATCTGATTACACAAGTGATTATGCTTCAGCTTCTTCTAGAGAACTACAAATTACAGTAGCAATTGGAGCACCAACATTGTATTATTATTGCAGTGTTCACTCTGGTATGGGGAACTCAATAAGCACATGAACTATAGCGAATTATTAACAAACATAAGAGATTATACAGAAGTAACTTCTGATGTTCTTACTAATACAATAATTAACGTTTTTATTACAACTACTGAAAATAAAATAGATAGAACTATTGATGGTGATTATCAAAGAAGATTTGCAACCACTACTTGCACAGCAAATAATGCTTTTTTAGATGTTTCTGGGCCAGAGGGTGGGTTTAGATTTGCGAGAGCTTTACAACTTGTTGATTCGAGTAACAATAGGGTTTGGATTGAACAAGTAGACGCTACTTTTATTGATGAGTATTCTGTTCAAAGATCTACAACCAGTGATACAGGTCAACCTAAATATTGGGCAAATTGGGATGCCACAAATTTAATTCTAGCTCCTACCCCTAATCAAGTTTACACAATTGAAATGTGGTATAATGAAAGCCCTGAACGTATTGGTAATGGAACTGGAAATACATCATCAACCACATTTATTTCAAATAATGCACCAGAAGTTTTATTATTTGGATGTCTTGCTGAAGCTTTTTCCTTCTTGAAAAATACACAAGATATGCAATTATATGATCAAAAATATCAATCAGCTTTAAAAGTTTTTGCTGACGAGCAGATGGGTAGAAAACGTAGGGATGAGTATGTTGACGGAGTCTTAAGGATACCTTTAAGATCTGTTGATCCGAATCCCCAAGCCTAAGGAGGGCAATTAAAATGGCAATAAACCAAGCAG